CTTGGCGCGCTTGTCGAGGATCTTGCGGAGGATGATGACGGCGATGACGAGGAGTGCGGTGACCATGCCGCCGTACTGGGTGAGGGTGGCGGCGGCGTGCCGGGTGACTCCGATGGTGGTGCCGCCGGAGCCTGCGGCGAGGACCTTGTCTCCTGCGGCGTTGCTGAATCCGACGATCTTCGCGGCGATGCTGCCGAGGACGCCGCCGGGGCAGGCGATGGCGAGCATGCCGAGGATGGCGCCGAGGACGAACGGCAGGTGCTCGCGGATGTTGAACTTGCCCGTGCCGTGGTGGTGCTCGTGGTCGCCGCCGGGTCGGCCGACCTTCTTCATGGCGGCGGCCCATGCGGCGGGGAGGAACTGGCGGAGGAGCAAGACGAGGCCGATGAACAGGCCGCCGAGGCTGATGGTGACGGTCACGGGTGGGCTCCGGTGGTGAAGGTGAGGACGGCGTGGGCGGCGGCCGGGCTGATGGCCAGGGCGGTGGCGGGGACGTAGAGGGCGGCGCGGGTGGGCCAGCACGGCACGGCCCAGTTGGCGACGCCGACCGTGAGGAACGCGGCGGCGGTGAGGCCGAGTGGGGCGAGCGGTCCGGCGCTGGTGGACGCGGTGAGCGCGTGGGCCCAGGCGGGTGCGGCGATGAGGCTGCCGACGGCGGCTGTGGCGTTGTAGCCGGGCCGGAGGCGTTCGGGGTGGATCTGGGGCATGGTCAGCTCCAGGTGATGATCAGGCAGATGCAGGTGGCCCAGAGGGTGATGGCTGCGGCGAGGCGGACGGTGTGCCGGCTGTTGGGCTTGGCGCGGTAGAGGCCGGCGAGTGCGAGGAGGGCGGGGAGCGCCCAGAGCAGCGCGGACATGTCCGTCTCCTTCAACCGGCGACGCGTCGGAGTGTCTTGGCGACGGTGTCCGGCTTGACGTTGGGGCCGTGGTGTCGGCGGACGTAGGCGAGGACGGCTTCGTGGTCGCGTCCGAGGGCGTGGTATGCCCGGCGGACGGTGTCCGCGATGCTCCCGCTGCCCGGGTCGCCCGCAAGGTGGAGTACCTGGGCTGAGCTGGTGTCCGGCTGTCCGGACAGGCCGCCGGTGGGTGCTGGCACGCCTGCCTGATCGAGCTGCTCGGCGATGGCCTCGGGGGTGGCGTCGGACATGAACTCAAGGGCGGCGCGGACAGCGGACAGGACGTCCGCGGACACAGGTGGACGCTGTCCGCCTGGCTTGTCCGGGCCGTCTCCGTCGGTGTCCTCGGGCGCCGGCGGGGCGGGGAGCATGAGCGGCGCGCGGCGGGTGATCTGCCGTTGCATGTCGATCCGGCTAACGGCCACGTCGAAGTCGGCGAGGTCTTCGGCCTGGCGGAGTTCGCCGTCGCGGCGGATGCGGGCGAGCTTCGCGGCGTGCTCGGCGTCCTCGCGTGCCTGATCTGCTGCGGCACGGGCGGTGATGTGCCGGGCCTGGCGGAGGACGTCGTTGACCTCGTCCTGCTGCTCGGTGGTGAGCGCGGTGGGGTCGGCGGTGAGTTGGGCGTCGACGTGCCAGAAGAGCTCGGCGGCAAGCGGGGGGACGACGGCGACGATGCCGCCCCACCCGTAGGCGCCGAATCCGTGGACGGCGAGGATGGCGAGGGTTCCGGCGAGGCCGGCGAGCATCGCGGTGCAGGTGAGTTTCGTGCGCTGGGCCCGGTAGGCAAGCATTCCGCCGACCCACAGGCCTTCCGCGCCGGTTCCGGCGGTGATGGCGACGGGGCCGACGCCGAGTAGGTCCCAGACGCTGTAGAGGGTCCATGCGGCGCTGGCGGCGGTGAAGACTGCGGCGATGATGCGTGGGGCGTGGTGCTTGAGGGTATGGCGCGTGGCAGCCATGGGAGTCGTGTCTCCGGTGGTTGGGGGCCGGGCCGCGGTGGAGTCGCGTGCCCGGCCCGTTGGCGTCGGGGAAGCGGGTCAGCCGTTGAACTGCGGGCAGCCGTACTGGTGGGCGGTGCTTTCGGCGCACAGGCAGTGGGGCGCCTGCTGCTCCTCGGCTGCCCCCTTGCGGGCCTCACCGCGAAGCTCGTGCAGCAGCTTGAGAGCTGCCTGCAGGCCACTTTTGTCCGGGTGGCTGCCCGGCAGCGGCACCATCAGGTGCACCACGGCGCTCACGGCTTCCTGAAGAGCGGCGGCGCGGGTCTCGTTCTCGGTCAGCGGGAAGCCCTGGTCGAGGTACTCGCGGATCTCGCGGGCGTCGCGCTCGTCCAGCTCGGTCTTGAGGAGCGTCATGGACGAGCCGTTGAACTTCGGGCCGGCGAGCCGGTAGCCGTCGCTCCCGTTGTCGATGTTCAGCTGCAGGCCCTTGGTCCAGCCGTCCCTGCAGACTTCGATGCTGATCTTCTTGGTCATGGGGTGCCCCTCCGGGGTCTGTGGGTTGCGCGGGCGTTGTGCTCGGCGCGGGCGCGGGAGCTGGCCTCGACGGTGCTGATCCGGCCGGTGTCGAGGATCCAGCCGTAGGTGTGGTGGCCGGTGGCGTAGGTCCATCCGATGCGCTGGTCGCCTGCGATGACGGGTTCGAAGTTGATGGCTTCGGGGTGCTCGGCGTGGACGGCGTCTCTGGCCTGGTTGGTGCTGGCGATGGAGTTCACCGGGTCCTCCGGTCGGGTGGGGCCGTCAGGCGGCGGCAAGGATGCGGGCGGCTGCGGCGTGGTAGCAGCGGGTGCCGCGCAGTCCGGCGGGGCAGTTGCACTGGCCGGTGACGGCGGTGAGGTACAGCTCCGAGCCGTCGCTGCTGACCGAGCGGTAGATGCGGGGGCGGATCTGGATGATCGCGGCGTCTTCGATGAGCTCGCGGGCAGCGTCGATCTGGGCGGGCTTGTAGGCGGTGAGGTCGATGACGTCCTCGGCCTGGCGGACCTTGCTGGCGCAGGTGCGGCCGTAGCCGCGGGTGGCGCTGGTGGCGGAGGTCAACTTGCGGCCGCAGCGGAGGCAGTTCGTGTGGGTGGCTGCGGCGCTCATGTTGTCCTCCGGGTCATCTGCGGCTCGGTGCGGCTTGATGACTACAAGGTATGCCTACTCAGTTCTCATGTCAACAGAGTTTGCCTATTGAGTTGGCGAACTGGCATGGCATACTGACCGCATGACTGAGCCCGCCACTGACCAGGAGAAGATCGAGGAGATCCGCATGCGCTCCCAGCGCATCGCAGACGACAAGGCCCGCATCCTCGAACTGATCCCGCAGGTCTTCCCCGAGAAGCGCGGTGAGCCTGTCGTGCGCGGTCGCCTCAACGAGGTGGTCGCCGCCTCTGGCTGGACCCGCGAGTACGTCGCCCGCATCCGTGACGGCAAGGGGCCGAAGAGCGCCTGACCGACCCCGTCCCGTAGCCGCCCGGCGTGTGCCGTGCGGCCTTTCGTGCTGCTCGAAAGTCGGCGCAGGGGTGGTGCTTTCGCTGGCGGTTGGCCGTACGGTGTCGGGCACAGGTGGGCAACCTGTTGGCGCCCGGTCGTTGCGGCCGGGCGCCTCGTCATCCCCCTGCCGCTTCGGTCTGGCCCTGCTCGGCGGCGTACCTCCGCTTGGCGGCGCGGATGACCTCGGCGAGCGCGGCCTCGCCGGCGGGCCCGAGCGTGCTGGCGCCGCGGACGCGGATGGTGTCGCCGTCGACGGTGACGGTGTGGCAGGTGTCGACGACCGCCCGACCGCCGCGAACGGTCTCGATGATCTGCTCGCGGCCGCAGTCGTGCCCGTCCAGCGGTCGGCAGCCGCAGTCGTCGGCGATGCCGTCGAGGGCCCGGATGGTCAGGCAGGGCCACGGGACTTCGTAGTTCGGGTAGTCCCGTTCGGAGCAGTGGGCGCACAGGTCCACGTGCGGGGTGGTGACTCGCCGGTGGAGAGCGCGCGCGGCGTCGAGTTGGCGCTCGGCGGTCTTGAGCTGGCCGCCGAGCTGCTGGACCTGGGCCATGAGCGCGCCCGCGCTGGGGTGGGTCGGCTGGCGGTCGGCGGCTCGACGCCGGGCTGAGCGCCAGGCGGCACGGAGTCGGTCCTCTTGGCGCGCCCGCTGCCGGTGTACAGCGAGCTCGTCCTCGGCAGACTTCAACGCCTGCCGTGTCTCTTCGAGTTGCTTGCGGACCTGGTCGTGGTAGTGGTCGCTCATCGGCGTGCTCCTGTACGGGCGTTGAGGATAGCTCGGAGTTCGGCGGCGATGGCCGGCTCGCTGTTGGCGAGGCGGTCGGCGTAGGCGCGGACGGCGGCGAGTTGGGCTTCGGCGGCGCGGAACATCGCGACGACGAGGCGGGGGCTGGCCATGACGATGTCCTCGGGCTGGATCTCGCCGAGGTCGAGGGCGCGTTCGACGGCTTCGCCGAGGGCGTGGGCGCCGAGCTTGCGGTAGGCGTTGCTGCGGTGGGTCTTGAGGGTGTGCCGTGCTTTGCCGAGTTCGCGGGAGAGCTCGGTGATGGTGCGGCCGTTGCCGAGGAGGACGAGCAGGGTCCGCTCGGACGGGGTCAGGAGCTGCCGCGGTGCGTGCTCGCCGGTCACTGGCCGAACTCATCGTTCAGGCGGTCCCACATCTGCTGCCACAGGGCCTGCTCGGCGGCGTCTCGCGTGTACCTCTCGGCTTCGGCCGACACGTCCCGCTCGTCCTGGCGCCGATCGAGCCGCCGGTCCAGGACGGCCAGGCCGCCGAGGATCAGCGCGCAGACGGCGATCAGCACGGCCAGCTGCCACCACGACATCGGCGTCACGACGCCTCCCCGGCGGGCCGCGGGTGCGGCCGCAGGTGGACCTCACCGGGCGGCAGCGCCTCGTCGACGACGACCGGCAGATCGGTCAGCGAGCCGATCTGGCCCAGGGACCGGGGGAACACACTCTGCTGGAAGATCTCGGTCCGCATGCGGTGCACCGCCGCAGAGTTCGCGGCGACCTGCTGAACGGGCTCAGTACGGACGACGGTCAGGCCCGCACCCTCGATGGCGATGACGATCGCGTGCTCCAGACGCAGCTGTTCGGCGAGGAACGCGGCTCGGGCTCGCTCGGCGAGTTCGAGCATGGCGGCCATGGGTGGCGGCTGACTGGTCACTCGGACACCTCCCGCTGCGGGAAGTCCCGGCCCATGCCAATGAACCGATAGACGACCTCGGTTCCTTCGCTGGCCTCGTAGTCGATCTCGTACCAGGACCTCGTACCGTCACGCAGGAGCGTGCCAAGCGTCTGCGGGTAGTCCGACGGGTGCGCGTAGACGAGATGGGCGACGTGTCCGTCCATGACCCCGCCGACGTAGCGCTTGTGCCCCTTGCACGTCGAGCAGTCGATCCGAGGGGCAGGAGCGCTGGTCACTCGGTCACCCCGTTGCCCGGTCCGGCGGCGGTCCGATTGATCCACTCGCTGACGGGAGCAAGCGCACGGCGCTTCAACTCGACCAGGTAGCCGCGCAGGTACTGCGGGTCGATCGTTCCGCCGTCCTCGCAGGCCTGGTTCACGTATCCGGTGAGCTCGGCCCAGGCGTCGCCGTACGCGGGCTTCGGGACGGTGCGCTCCATGCCGAGGGCGAGGGCTGCAGCCGCCCACGCGTGGCGGATACGGTCGCCGAGGTCGTCCCAGGCGGGCATGGGGCGTCCGTCGTAGGTGAGGCCGCCGGTGGCCTTCGCGTAAGCCTGGTAGGCGAGCTGTCCGGGCGTGGTGTCGGTCATGTGCTGCTCCTGGCGGTGAGAGGTAGCGGGTGGTTACGGCAGTCGGCCTGCGCGACGCGCCGCGTCGCTGGGGATGCCGAGCGGGTTACGGGCGCCGTCCTCGGCGTCGGCTTCGGTCATGGACTGGATCTGGAAGTCGATCGGGCGGGAGAGGCCGGCGGTCTTCGCGATGAGGTCAGACACCGCGATGTTCATCACCAGCCGGAGCGGTCCCGTGAACCGCTCATCGTCATCGGGGAGGATCAGCCGAAGATCGATGTCCCGGTAGGCGTCGGTGCGAAGGACGGAACCGACGAGGTACACCGGGGCGCCGAACGCCGCGGCGATGGGCCGGCAGGCCCAGTCCAGGCGGTGGAAGTCAGGCGGGCTCAGATAGCTGGCGCGGCTCATTGCAGGCTGCTCCTTCGGGGTGACCGGCCGCGCGAGGCGGCCGGGTAGGTGGTCGGTCAGGCGGCTGCCTGAGCGTCGGCAAGTTCCTTCCGACGCACGGCCCGCGCGTCCTTGCAGCGCTGACACGGCGGGACGCCGATGCGGTAGTGGATGCTGTAGCCCTGTGCGGTGCCGCACTCGCCAGTCCAGTCCGGCGCGGCCTGCGGGTCGTCGATGGTGTCCTCGTCCCACGCGCCGGGCGGAGCCCAGCCGTTGGCCTTGGCGTGGTTGCGGGCCCGGCTGATGGACTGGGCCGGGACGCCGTACTCGGCCGGATCGACGAGCCACAGAGCGATGTACAGGTCGCGGACAGCGCGCACCGTGCGGACGAGCACCTGCTCACGGCGCAGCGTCGCGGCGAAGTTGCTGTCGGTCAGGCCGAGCCGAGCCGCCAGCTGCGCCTGCGGCCAGCCCGCCGCAACGAGCGCCTGCAGCCGTCGGAGCGTGCCCGTTGACGCGACTGGTGTGGCGCCGGGGAGGTTGTCGAAGGTCGGCTCGACGGCGAGGATCGCAGCGGCGGTGGCTGGCCGGATCTGCGCTGGCGGCGGCGTGCCGCGCTCCGGGCGCCCGTGGATCAGGTCGCGGACCCGCTTCCGGTCGAGGCTGGCGAGGTCAGCGATGGAACGGTCCCCGAAGCCGCACGCCTTGAGCTGAAGAACGTGCTGGCGTGCGGGTTCGGCGTCGACGTAGGGCTGCCAGAGGCCGCGGCGCTGCATCTGCTCGACGCGGTCGCGGTATTGGGCGACGGCCCAGCCGCAGGTGTAGCAGCGGCAGCCGTCGAGCTTGTAACGGGCGTAGCCGTGCGGGCGGTCGGCCATGGCGGTCTCCTCTCAGGCGGCGGGTCGGTGGTTGGCGCGGTAGGCAGCTGAGTAGGCGATCCGCTGCTCGCGGTGCCGCTCGTAGTAATCGCTCTGGTAGCCGCGGACCTTCTCCGGGTTCGCGGCCTGCCAGTCCCGGAGGCGCTGGGCGTTGGCCTCGGAGCAGGCCGGGCACGGCCGGGTCTTGCTGCGGCGGTGGAGCTGGTAGCCGGCGTAGGTGCCGCACTTCGAGCGCTCGTACGCCTCGCGGGCCTGGTTGCACTCGGAGCATGGGACTTGCCGGAGACGACGGTGCTGGCGCCAGCCCTCGGGGGTGCCGCAGGCGTTGTCGAGGTTGCGGAGGAAGGCGCGTTGCTGCGGGGTCAGCGGGTTGGCGTAGCGGCCCACGGCTGGCTCCTCAGGGTGTGGTGGTCGGGGCGGAATCGGCGGCGGCGCGGCACTTGGGGCACTGCCAGGTGTCCAGATGCCCGTGGAGCCAGCCGCGCTCGGCGGCCTTCGTGAACCGTTCGCCGTTCGGGCAGTGCAGGCCGGAGCAGCGCACCAACTCGTCGGCGTCGTGCTCGGTGGCGGTGTCAGTGGCGGCGTACTCGTGAAGGTCCGCATCCGCCGGGCAGCTGCGGCAGTAGTTCCGGCCGATCGCGGCGTCGTAGCGGTGCTGGCCCGGTAGGTGGCCGCACGTGCAGGGCCACAAGCCGGCAAGCTGAGCGCGGAGCTGCTCGGCGTCGGCCAGCGCCTCGTCCCGCTCCGCCTCGGCGCGCTGCCGGGCCTCGTGTGGGGTGAGAGCGCCGAGTGCGTGCCGCTGGACGACGAGCGTGTAGATCTCCGGTGACTCGGCGATCTTCACGTCGAACTCCAGCCTGGTCTCGCTGTAGTTCGGCGCGTCGCCGAGCATCGTCTTCGCCATGGCCACGTAGGCGGCGGCCATCTCGCGCCCCATGGCCAAGTCCATCTCCCACTTGCCGTCACGAAAGTCGGCGTAGCGGATGCCGAGTTGCTTCTCCTGGTTGGCGACCCACCGTTCGCGGGCTTCCTCGTCGCGGCCGTCAAGTTCGGTGAGGAGTTCGTCGCGCTCCGCCCGGAGCTGGTCCAGCTCGGGCTGCACTACGGCGAGGACGGCGTTCACGGTCTCGGGCAGCACCGAGTCCGGGTCGGCGTCGGCGAACCAGAGGCCATGGTTGACGGCGGCGGCGATGCGGTCGCGGAGCTGATCGGTCACCGGGACACCTCCGCCGCGTATGCCGGGCACGTGCACGTGATGCACGGGCGCGGCTCGGGAACGGCATGGACGATGCGCCCGTGCCCGCAGGTGGTGCAGAGGTGCCTGGCGGGGTCGAGGGCGGCATGGGCGTCGGCCAATTCGGCACGCAGCCGGTCCGCTTCGGCGTGCTGCCGCTTGGCCTCCAGCACGGTCGACTCCCACCGGGCCCGGTACATGGCGGCCTCTCGCTGGGCGTTCGCGAGGGGCGCGGTGCCGCGGCCGATTTGGTGGACCACCTCGGTGATGCGGCCCATGTCGGAGCCGAGTGCCTGGCGGAACATCTGGAGGGCCACGCGGGTCTCGCGGAGGTCGGGGACGACCTTGGCGAGTTGCCGGTCGGTGAGCGGGGCAGTCATCGGGCGTCTCCCGGGGCAGAGGCGGCGGGAAGAATCGGCTCCCAGATCGCGGCGATCGTCTGGGCGCGCTTGGCCAGCCACTCCCGCACCGCCGGCTCGTCCTCGCGCCGCACCACGCACTCGGTGGACCGCAGGATCGCCTTCCGCTGCAGCACCCAGAACACCTGCAGAATCTCCGGCGGCATCTCCTCGCCGTCCTCGTAGTCATCCGGGTTCGGGACCTCCCAGTCCCATCGGAAGACGAGGTTCATGTCGGGGTCGGTGTCGCCCCAGTCAGCGATGAAGTCGGCCCAGGAGTCGTAGCTGGTGTGGACCTCGTCCCAACGGTGCCCGGAGACGTAGTAGTTGCCTTCGCTGCAGTAGTACGGGTGGTCGGTCTCCCACAGGTGGGGCGACGTGGCGATGTCGGTCATGCGTCAGCCCTCCTGGGCGGTGGTCGCGCGGGCGGCGGCGTCGAGCCGGTTGATCACGCGGAGGCTCTCCAGCACCGCGAAGACGTGATGCAGAGGCACACCAGGGCGGCCGCGGTGAATGCGCTCCGCCATGGCCCGGTCAGCCGCCTTCCCAGCGGCGACCAGGCCCTCGCCGGGCAGCGGTGCGGCCATGGCGCGCTGGAGGCCGTCGAGACGCGCCTGAAGCGCCACGGACATCCGCCACGCCAGCAGTTCGGCGACCGGGTCGAGGAGGCGCACGTCGGGCCGTGCCATGGCCTCGGCCAAGGTGGTCACGTGGGCGGGGTCGACCTCGGCGGTCGCGAACTCGGCGAACTTGGTGGCCGTGCCCAGGTCGACGAACGGGCCCCAGACGTGGCGACGGTCCGTGTCGGGGCAGTCGAAGACGACGGCGTACTGCTGCAGGTCGATCACGGCCGGTTCGTTGTCGGGCATGGCGTGCCCGTCCGCGACGTGCGCGGGGTTGAAGGCGGTGGGATGGGTCATGGCGAGCTCCTACGGGGCGTGTGGCGGGTGGTGTGGGTGATGCGGCGTGCGTGGCGTCTGCGGGCGCTCAGGCGGCCTTGCGGAGGAGCCACGCGTCGAGGCGGCTGGGGTGGCTACCCGTGGTGAGCGGGCGGCCCTTCGGCGTCGTGCAGCGGGCACCCGGACGGGCGAGGCAGGCGGCAACCGGGCATGGGATGGCCCACTCGGGCGGCTTCTCGCGGCCGCCACGGAGATCGGCTGGCATGGGCTGGCCCATCAGGCACTCCTGTATGCATCGAGGCGGGAAGGGTGAACGTCGGCCTTCCGGCGACCGAAGACCGCGGTCTTGCAGGACTTGCCGGGCTGGGCGCCGCAGATCGGGCAGCGGATGCCGCGCGGGCCGATGTCGCGCGCGGTCGGCTGCTCGGCGGGTAGTTGGCCGACGGCAGCCAGTTCGAGCGGCCGGCGTGAGGCAGGAAGCGCCGGAGCGACCGGCGGGCGCTCGCCGCTGGCAACGGCCCGCATCTGGCGGCGGCGGTTCGCAAGGTACTGCTGCGGCGTCTCGTCCGGGTCGACAGGCTCGTACTGGAAGTCCTCGAGAGCTACGGCGCGGGCCTTGCGGACGCGCTGCCGGATGTCGGCGGGCATGATCCAGTCGCGGCTTTCGGCGTAGTGGGCAAGGACGGCCTCGTTGGCCTGCTCGTAGTCGATGCTGGCGAGGACGGTCTGCCAGGCCCGTACGTCCGCGTCGCCGACAGTGCGGCGGTCGAACGAGGCGCACAGGGCGAGCAGGAGGGCGGTCTCGGAGCGGTTCATCAGGCGTTCTCCTCTCGGGCGTATCGGGCGGCGAGGTCGAGAGCGGCCTGGACGCGCTGGTCGGTGGTGGACGAGTGGGGGCCGCTGGTGCCGGTGGCGGCGAGGGCGTGGCCGCGTTGTGCTTGGAGGCGCATCTGGTCGTACTTGTCGCGGAGTTTCGGCATCGACAGGACAACTCCGCGCCAGAAGTCGGAGGACTGAGACCACTCGATGGCTCCGAGTACCTGCTCGACGGTGCGACCGTCCTTGTCGAGGAGGAGCCGGGCGGATGTGCGCCAGCGGTCGGTGATGGCAGGGCGTTTGGAGCCGTTGGCTTCCACGGCGTCGGCGAGGGCGCGGCAGATGCGTTCGACGTCGGCCCGAGGAGGAGCGTCGTGGCTGGCCTTGCGGCGCGCGGTTGAAGAAGTACGTAGTACTTCTTCTCTCTCTGTCTCTGTCTCTGTCTCTGCTTCGGTTTTGGTTCGCGTTTGCTTCAGCAAATCCGAAGCAAGTGCTTCGTCGTTTGCTTCGTTCTTCGAGGCGGCCCGACGGGACTCGCCAGAGCGCTTGCCACCCCTCTGGCCTGCGGCGGAGCGCTTCTCGCGCAGTGCGGCAACCTCGGAAGCGGACCGCTGGTGCTCGAGATAGTCGTGCACGACGTAGACATCGGACCCTCCGGCTGGGCATCGCGGGCAGTCGTGTTCGCCGTCGTGAAGCAAGCCAACGCGAAGCAGTGCCGAAGCAAGTGCTTCAGGGTTGCTTAGGTCGGTTAGCCGGCGGATCAGTCGCTTCGGAACAAGGCCGTCGGTCAGCTGACGAGACGAGTAGCAGAGCGCGCTGATGTATAGCCACGCGGCCTCCCCGCCCACCTCGATGATCTTCGGGTGGTCTGTCAGCCCGTCGTGGACACGGACGTAAGTGCGCCGGTCCTTCTCGGCCATGTGCGGCTCTTCTCTCGGCTGGTGCGGTCGGTGGTTGGTCGCCCATGGCGGGAGGCTCGCGGCCAGTCCCGCCACGGGCCGTCAGGGGCGCGCCGTCAGGCGTTGCTGTGGCGCGGCTCGTTGGCGGCTGGCGCGAGGCCCAGCGCGTCCAGCAGGAGCGCCGCGTCGTCCGCGTCGCGGGCCCTGCTGGCGACGTACCGCCGGGCCGCGTCGCGCTGCTCGGGTGTGGTCGGCGGGATGCGGGTTTCCCACGTGCTGACGTGGTCGGTCGCCTCGGTCATGCCGCACACTCCGCGGCCTGGCGCTTGTACAGCGCGAAGCGCTCGGACGGGTCGAGGCCGCCCCACACGCCCCAGCGTTCCTTCGCCGTCGCGGAGCCCTCGCGAGTCATTGCCGCCGCCAGGCAGGCCGCCCGTACCGGGCAGATCTCGCACCACTCCTTCGCCACCCGGTAGGAGGCTGCAGCAGCTTGGCCAACGGCGCCGTCGGGGAAGAACAGGCGCGGATTGGGCCTCGGCTCTGCCGTCCGGCAGATCGCTCGGTTCTCCCATTGCTCGCTCCGGCGCCCGCTCATGCCGCACACCCCGGGACGGCCACGCCGGCACGAGAGTGCGCGATCTGCACGGAGTTCCAGGCGATGCCGAGTCGAGCAGCGATCACCGCGCGGGGTACCCCTTGGGCGGCGAGTTCGGCCGTGTCCTCGACGATCGCGGCGACGCGGGAGAGCCGTCCGTGAGCGGTGCTTTCGTCGCTTGCGATGTCTCGCAGCGTTTCCTGGCGCCCCGTCGGCGTGGCGCTCCGGCCGTGCTCGTCCCAGGTGACGTATCCGAGTGCGTTGGCCACCGTGGTGTCTGGGTTGACGAGGCCAGCTAGGACGACGATCAGTGCGTCTCGTTCGGCCTGGTCGAGCTCGGCGAGGGTCCGGGCGACATCGCGCCGGTCGCCGTCGCCGTGCACAACGCACGCCAGCCCGGCGGCGATCGGCAGGAGACGCTCGGCGAGATCCCCTCGCTCGGTGGCGTTCACGCGGCCACCTCCGGCACCAGGACGCCAGCCCGCAGGTGCGCGCGGCGGATCGACTCCCACTTGATCGCGAGGCGCATCTCGACGCCCTCCGGCGACAGGCCCTCGCGGATCAGCTCGGCGGTGTCCTCGACGATCGCCTGCACCCGCGAGACGTGCTCGCCGTACTTCGCTTCCTCCGCCGGGTCGTCGAAGTTGTCCCAAACAGCAGCCGGGTGCCACCCGTTCCGGGCTGCCAAGTTCCGCGCCCGGCGGGCCATGTGCGGCAGAACGCCGTGGTCCTCGGGCTTCTGCGCCCATGCTTCCGCGAACAACGTCCGGACCTTCAACGCTGTCCCCAGGGCCACACGCCGATCCGGCCGAAAGAGTCGGCATACGTGGTTCTGTGGGATCTTCAATCGTGCGGCCAGTGCCACCGGTGGCCAGCCAGCGGCCACCATCGCCTGCATCCGCCGGGAAGTACCGACGCCGCTCACCCGGGAGTCGTTGGCTGGCACCTCCAGCCGCCTCACCGCGACGGCAAGGATCCTGCGCTCCGTAGCGCGCCGAATGCTGTGCCGACGTGCGACGATCTCGTACAGCTGCCGGTTGTGGATTCGGGCCGCGTTCTCGATCTCGGCGTCGGCCATGCCAGCCTCCCGCAATGCGGTGATGTGCTTTGCGGCGCGGTCGGGCGGGCAGGTCTGACCACGACCTGTCTGCCGGAGGTGCTCGTTCAGCCTGTTGCGGGCGGTGGCGGCCCGGGTGCACTCGGGGCGGCGGCAGCCGCGCCAGTAGCAGCGGTGGTCACCGTGCGGTACGGGCTGGATGGTGGTTCGGGTCACGAGGTGCCTCCCTGGCGTGGGATGAGCGGCCAGTGGCCGTGGACGGTGGACGCGTCGCGTCCCCTTGCCGCGAGGTACTCGCGGAGACTGGCGGCCTGCTGCCTGGCCCAGCCCTGCTGCCACGTGTGCAGCTGGCTGGCGTCGACCTGCAGGGCCGGGTAGCGCTCGGCGATGGCGACCGCGACCTGCGCGGCAGCGCGGGCATCCGCGCCAGCGGTGTGCGCGGCGGTCAGCTCGACGCCGTAGTGCTCGCACAGGACGCCGAGGTTGCGCCTCCCTGGCCGGTACTTGTCCGCGGCCTTGTCGAGAACCAGCGGGTCGACGACGAGCGGCTCCCGGCCGGCCTGCACGGCGAGCGGCTCGCAGCCGTGCTGCTGGAGCTCGCGGTCGAGCATCGTCAGGTCGAACGGGGCGTTCATGATGACCAGCGGGACCCCGGCGGCGACCTGCTCCGCGAGGACGATGCCGATCTCCTTGACGACCCGGGCCGCGGGGCGGCCCTTCGCGCGGGCCACCGCCGTCGTGATCCCGTGCACCTTGCTGGCCGCCTCCGGGATTTCCACGCCGTCAGCGTCGGAGAGCCACTCGTACGGGGTGACGCTCAGCCAGCGGCGCGGCTCGTCCTCGGGGTCAACTGCGGTCTGGGCGCCAATGATCTGGACCGACGCGGTCACGATCCGGTCCGCCTCAACGGACAAACCACTGCTCTCGACGTCGAAGGCGGCAAACGTGCCGAGGTGCCAGCTCACGCCGCACCGTCCAGGGGAAGCTGGAGGAAGCGGAGCGGGGCGACGCCGCCGAGCCGCTTGTGCAGGTACTGCAGGCCCGCGACCGTCACCCGGATCTGCGGGCGCCCCAGGACGGCCTCACCAGTGTGCGGGTGTTCGTATGAGCGAAGACGCTCCGTCAGGTGCGTGCTGTGCCGCGCGTACGGCACGCCCTTGCGGTCGATCATTTCCAGCTCGCGGAGCGTCGTCATCAGCCGGTTCTGACCGGTGGTGATGTTCGGGTCCCGGTTGAGGATGTGCGCTGCATCCCGCAACGAGTAGTCGCCGGCGGCGTCCGCCAGGACATTCCAGGAGTGAGCTGCGGGCTCCAGCTCAGCGACGCGGGCCCGAGTCTCCTGGTGGGCCTCGACCTCGTCGGCGTATGCCCGGAGAGCCTCGGGCAGGGACTGTGGCACCTGCGGGGCGGCCTCGTACTGGCCAGTTCGACGGATCGCCGGGATCACGTCGTGGGTGATCCACCGCTTGAACGCCCGAGCCTGCGGCTTCCGGGACCTCAGGATCAGCGAGTACAGGCCCGGCTCAGAGACGATGTTCGTCAGGAGGACCCGCCCGGACCCGTCATTAGTGGTGACGGGTTCCTGTTGCACCTCGTCGTCGTCCAGATAGCTGACCGCCTGGCGCGGGTTGCCGATCTCCAGCACCGCACACACGTCGGTCGCAACGAACCACGGTTCGCCGTCAACGCTCACGACCCGCACCGGAGAACCGGTTTTCGGGAAGGTGTAGGGGACGATGTTCACTGATCTCCTCCGGCAGCGAGCTCGGGCAGGGCGATGTGATTGAGCTGGCCGGCCTGCCACGCTTCGGCGACGAGCTGCTTGCCGGTCTTCTCGAACCGCACCGAGTGCGAGCGGGCCCGGGTGGCGCGGATCTCGACGCCGGGCACGTCATGCAGCTCGCCGGTCTCGGGGTTGCACCACTGTGGGACCCCGGCGGCGGTCAATTCGCCGAGGAGGACGGTGGTGAACGCGTGGCGGACCTCGGTGACGACCCGCCGGACGATGTTGTCCTTGCCAGCAGGGTGGTGGTCGCGGACCCACGCGGTGTACGCGTCGACGTCGACGACGGTCGCGGTCGGCGATGGGTCGGTCAGCGAGATCTTCGCGATCAGCGTTCCGTCCGGAAGTGCGGCAGCGACCTGCCGGACACCAGTCGTGTCGTCCAGGTGGCCCTGCATCTCCGCGCGCACGGCCTTGAGCCGGTCGCCGATCTCGTCGTGCAGAGCCTTGAGAACCGCTTCTCTCGTGGCCGCTTCCTGCATGCTCATGGGTCGTGGTCTCCTGTGGTGTGCGGGCCGCCCCTGATTTGGGCAGGGACGGCCCGTGGTGCGCGGGTCGGTCAGGCGGCGGCGCGGATCATCTCGGTGGCTTCGCGGAGCTGGTCGAGGCTGGCCTCGGTGGGCTTGACGCCGTACGAGGACTGGAAGTCGACGTCGAGGGTGGCGGCGAAGCCCTTCGCGACGGCGACGGCGCGGAGTTCGTCCAGCGCAGTGCGCAGGCTCTCGTCGGGCGCGGTGTCAGCGGTCGACGCGTGACCCGAGGGCACCGAGCGGAGCGGATGCACCAGGGCCTGCCGTTCGGCAGCGATCCGCTCATCCGTTACCCGAGCCGCGTCCTTCTCGACCGCGTGGTAACCGGAGGCAGCAGCCAGAGCCACCTCGTGGTCGGTCGGCTGCTGGCGCGGGGTCGGAGCGGACGGTCGGGCCTGGGCGGCGCGCAGGGAACGGCCGCGCTCGATGATGAACTCCCCGAGCGTTGTCGGCGCTGCGGTGACGGGGTGCAGGATCGCGCCGCCGAGCATGCGGTGCCGCTCCGCCTTCGCGTGCAGCGCCAGGGCGCCCTGGTAAGTCAGCTCATCCGCGATGGCCTCGTCCACCAGGTCGGCGAGCTCCGGAACCTCAGTGCCGTCCTGCAGCCACGCGAGGACCGTGGCCGCCATGTCTACGCCAGGGCGATTGACCACCGCGCCGGACAGCTCCGGGCACCGGGACTTCGACACGACCAGGGTGTTCTCGAGGTCGAGGTCACCCACGATGTCGAACTCGTACTCGATGCCCTCGCGCTGCTCGGCCTTGGTGCCGATCTTCTTCGGCTGCTTCTTTCCGCGCGCATCCTCCTCGATGACCCACTCGGACTTCGTGCGCATCGTGACGATGACGTGCCCGGGGTAGGCGAGCAGAGCCTCGATCATCGCCCGCTCGAACGGCCTCGCGTCCTTCCAGCCGCCCCAGTTGCCTCCGCCACCGGACCGCTTGCCGATGGCGTCGACCAGTTCGAGCATGCCGCCGGTCCCCATCCAGAAGTGCGACAAGGAGTCGACGATGACGGCGCCGTACCCGGCCGCACCCGCCGCGGCGAGTGCGCTGACCAGGTCCCGAGGGTCGAACTTGTGCATCTGGAGCGTGTCGAACGCGAAGCCGTGGCCGGACTTTCCTGCCGCGTACTTCGACGCCGATCCGCGCTCGGTGTCAATGAGGGCGACGCGGTCGACCATGGCCGTCGCCATGGCCAGCGCGGTGTAGGTCTTGCCAGCCCCGGACGGACCGGCCAGCGCGATGCGGGCCTTGGCCTGTTCGCGGGTCGCCGGGGCGAAGGTGAAGGTGCTCATCGGGTGGTCTCCGGTGTGGCGGCCGGGGCACGGTCGGCCCCGGCCAGGTGGTGGGTGGTCACTGCGCTGCCGCGGTCTCGCGCGGCTTCGTCTTGCCGGCCTCGATCGCCGCGAGCTCCGTCGCGCCGTAGCCGAGCGCGTGGTCGAGCTGCTGCCGCAGGCCATCGCGGTCGCGGGTGAGGCGGCCGTTCTCGCGGGTGAGGTCGTCGAGTCGCCTCAGGAGCTCCCGATGCCCGGCGGTCACGGCCTCGCGAGTGGTGACGAGCGCGGCCTCGGCTGTGTCAGCGCGACGCTGCTCGGCCGTGGCCCGGGCGGCGAGGTCCGCGTTGTCGGTGTTGGCCGCCTTCACGTCATGACGTAGCCGTTTCATCGATGCGGACAGCTCCGCGAGCGCCTTCTTCGTGATCCACGGCATGTCAGGCCGCCTTTCGCTGGTGGGGGAAGGCGATCCCGACCATGCGGAGCACGGTCTCCGCCAAGTGCCGGGCCGCGGTCATGCCGTAGCGGGCCTGCGTGCCGCCGAGGCGATCCGACATGACCTCGATCAGGGCGTCCTGCGCCGGACCCGAGGCCTCGTCGATGGCCTGCAGCTCCTCGGCGATCTCCTCCGAGGCCTCGGCCGACTCACGGGCGAGCGCCCGGATCAGCGCGGCGAACAGCGGATGCGCATCGATCGCGACACCCAGACCGGTCGGGTGCACCCACAGCGGGTACGGGCCCGCCACCTCAACCGCCGGACGGGCGAGCATCCCAGCCGCGTCCAGCGCGGCGGCGATCTCCTCCGGCGTACCCGTGGTGTTGCTGATCAGGATGGCCGCGCGGCGGGCGACCGGGTTCTCGATGGTCATCAGATCGTCCCCTGCCAGCGCATGTGGGCGATCGTCGCCGCGTAGTTGTGCCGGACGTCCTCCGACCAGTCCTGCGGTTCACCGTGCTCGTCGAGCCACTGCTCGAACACCGCGAGCTCGGCCTCGCTGTACTTCTCCCGCACCGGGAGCGGCTGCGTTTCGACGCTCACGCCGCCACCGCCTCAGCGGCCGGCGCGTACGCCTGCACGTAGACCCGAACCTCGGCGTAGTCACCCGACGCCATCCGGAACCGCCGCGAGTTGCCCCCGTGCTCGTACGACACGGGCTGCCACTCCTCCAGCTCCAGCGCGGCCACCCACAGGGGGAACGCGTCGGCATCGGCGTCGGACAGGTGGACCGTCACCTCGCGACTCGTCGCCGACAGCGACGTGGCCGGCAGGTGCGGGAACTCCCGGGCCAGCGTCAGCGCGGCCGTCAACGGGCCTGCGGACGAGCGGATCTGGTGGTCCTGGTTGGTGCTGGTGGGGCTAGGCTGAATGCTCACGGCCCCTCCTTTCGCTGTGGGTGGGGCTGGGGTCGTCCCCTGGGGTCGCAATCCGGGGGCGGCCCGCCCATGTGATGTGGGTCAGGCGGCGCGGCCGCGTCGGACGACGCGCGCCGGGACGCGGAACATCTCGTAGATCACGGCGAGGTCGTCGTCGGAGAACACCAGCCACTTGCCGGGCCGGCTGTGCGGGAAGCCGTGGTGGTTCGCGCCGTCGCGGAGCCACCTCTCACCGACCTTGAGCAGGGCGGCGGCCTCCCCCGGCTTGTGGTAGCGGACCGAAGTCCCGCTCCTCGGGGGCTTGCTGGGTGTGACGGACAGGGCTGCCATGTCAGGTAGTCCTCTGCTGTGGTTGGTCCTCGCCAGGAGCGAGGAGCTGCTGATCGGTCGCGCCGAGGGCTTCGCGGAGAGCGCCGTAGACGCTCGCCCGGACGCGGCGACGTGATCCGGTCTCGATCCGGCTGAGGTAGTTCGCGCTGATGCCGACCTGGATGGCCAAATCGCGCATGTCAGTACCGGAGAGCTTGCGGATCCTGCGGATCGCCGCCCCGTCTACCTCGACTGTGGATCGTTGGGGCATGCGTAGAACGTAGCAGGTTCTCGTAGCTTTGCCTAGCAGCTTCTCGTAGTTTCTGGCGCGAGCTAGCAGGATCTAGCATCGGCATATGCCAGGTTGTAGCGAGAAACCGGACAGGTTGGGAGTCTCCTAGCAGTGACTGGGTGGTCCTGCGATGATGTGGGAATGCCAAGGAATGCTGAGGACCTGCGACGACTCGGCGGAGCCGTCACCACGCGCCGCACCCAGTTGAAGCTGTCCAAGGACGAGTGCGCCCGACGCGCGAGCATGTCGAACACCACGTGGACGCGCGTTGAAGACGGTCTCGGCGTCCGCGATACGACCTACTCGCGCGTGGACGACGTCCTCGGCTGGCCGACCAAGACGTGCGAGCAGATCCTCGACGACCCCGACTTCCACCCCTTCCCCTCCGAGAAGGCGGCCGGCGCGAGGTACTCAAACCCGCCGGTCGACGAGGCCGCACTGCGCCAGGCGATCCAGAACGCCACGATCGCGACCGTGCCCGACCTGACGGGCGCCCAGATCATGGCGTTGCAGGAGCGTGCGATCGAGGAGCTACGTAAGCGCGGCAAGCTGCCCGGCGCGTAGACGGCGCACGCGGTTCACAACCAGCTTCCGCCGTGGCCTAATCGTTACCTGGGGTTCGATTGGTCCCGCGCGCTTTGTGGGTCACACGTGGTCATTTTGTGGAAGGCTTAACAGCCTTGGGGGTGCCATCCTCTCCGCGAGGTGGGCCAATGCACGTCTTGCACGTCTGCCATTTTGTTGACCTCGGGCCAGCCTTCATCGGCTGGGCCGCCGACGTTGAAGGGTCGGTCACCTGCATCGTCACGCCGCGCGTGCACGATGACGAAGCCGTTCGGAACCAAGCCCGCGAACTCCTCCACCGCGCCGGAGCCGACCCGGAGCCCTGCTCCTCTGCCTGCCCCAACGCCCTTCCCCCACGGGAGGGCTGATGGGATGGTCAGAGAAGCGCGGCGGCACCTGGCGCGCACGATTCAAGCTGCCCGACGGGACCTACGGCTCCGAGCCGGGCTTCCTCACGAAGGCACAGGCTGACGCCCACTGGCAGGCGCAGGAGACCGACGTCCGGCGAGGAGACTTTTTCGACCCGAGCGCCGGCGAGCTGATGACCTTCCAGGAGTGGGCCGAGCAGTGGCTCCAGACGGTCGACCTCGCGCCGGACAGCGAGTACAACTACGCCAAGCGCATCCGGCGACTGAACAAGCAGTGGGGTAATGTCCCCCTCTCCCGCATCACCACGACGGCGTACCTCGCCTGGGAGAAGACCGTTCGCTCGGAGTTGTCGTTCAACTACTCGACCCAGTTGCTGCAACTCTTCCGAATGATCATCGCGGATGCGGTGGCCCACCAGCCTCCCCTGCTCAAGGCATCGCCCGTTCCCGCTCTCAATCGGCGGCGGGGCCGCTACACAGCGCCGCCACCGAGTGAGATCGTCAGCGTCACCGCCGAGCAGGTTGAGGAGCTGGCGGAGAACGCCCGCGCCGTCTGGGGCCTGACCGGCTACGTCTTCGTGCTCACCAAGGCCTACTGTGGGCTGAGGCAGGGTGAGATGTACGGCCTGCGCAGGGAGTGGTGCTACCCGAACTGGCCCAAGTCGGACCCGGGTTGGGCTGAGAACCCTGGCGGACGGACGGCCGAGCGCAAGCGCGTGAAGGCCGCAGCCGAGCGGTACGCCAAGATGCCGGCGCTCCGCGTGCAGTGGCAGCACCAGTACGTGAAGCCGCGCGAGGGCGGCAAGCGCGTGCCCACGCTCGTGCTGCCCAAGTACGGATCAATGCGCGACCTGGTGCTTCCGCCGTTCCTGGCAGACCTCCTGGTTCAGCTCCTGGACTCGCACGACAGCGAGTGGGTCTTCCCCGCGATGGGTGGCGGCCCGCTGCTGACCACCGACTTCTCCACCCACGTCTGGATGCCGATCGTGCGTGGTGCCGACGAGCGCACTCGACGGGTTCGGCGCCCCAAGATCGAGCCGGTGGAGGGGCTGGAGGACGCTGTGCCGCACTGGCTCCGCCATGCCATGAAGCGGTGGCTCGACGAGGACGGGCATTCGCGTGTTGCCGTGGAGACCCGAATGGGACACCGGCTGCAGGGCGTTGAGGGTGTGTACGCTGGTGTCACGCCGACGATGGAGCTACGGATCGCCGAGTCGCTCCAGGAGCGATGGGAGAAGGCCAGAAGTTGATCTCCCACTTCTCTCCCACTTGATCTTCCAAAGGGGAGTCACCCGCAGGTCAGAGGCCTGCCGGCGACTCCCCTTTAGGAATCGACCACATTACCCAGCAACAATTGAAGCTGCGATGTTCTGGCAGGTGAAGTGCACTGGCCTGCATGTATGTCTCCGAGGGACTTGGGCGAATCTAGCAGGAGCTGGCACAAGCTAGCAGCTTCCCCCGAAGATCATCTCCCATCGTCTCCCATTTGGGCACGAAGAGCCGGAGCCGAGTCGTCTCGCACTTGGGGGTGCCTGAACCGACTCGACCCCGGCCGTCTCGCCGCGGGGGCCCATGTCGCCCCGCCGAGCCCGCCCGCCGACGGGAGCTTCATTACCCAGGAATCGAACATATGATCCCGCCATCTGCGTTTAGGCACAACAGTGCTTACATGCAGGTGGCGGACCGTTCGAGCAAGTGGAGCGTACCCACTTGCTTCGAGATGCACCTATATGGGTGCGGACTTTTTCCGCAGGTCAGACCAGCGTTGTTTGGATGCCCGCCAAGATCCACCTGCCGCCGGAGCTCGCCGCCGACCGACAGCGAGACGGTGCCCGCATCCGTCGCCTACGCCGCGACCGCGGATGGACCCAGGAGAACCTTGCCGAGCGAAGCGGGCTCGACCGCAACACGATCAGCCGCATGGAGACCGGCGCCCGCGGGCTACCGATCACCGCCTACTACCTCGTGGCCCACAGCCTCGGCGTCCCGCTGTGGCGACTCTTCCGGGACGAGTGATGAAGCCGTCCGGGCCCCCGTGGGGGCGCGGGCCCGGACGGCGGTCTATGGGCAGCTGGCGAGCTGCTCGGCGTACATGCCGGCGAGGGTGCCGGTCACGAACCACAGGGGCGTACGGTCACCCGGGTCGCGGACCCAGTCCTCCTCGTGCTTGCCGCCGTCGCCCTTGGGGCCGACGCGCATGACGCCCCAGAGAGGCTCGGGACCGGACATCACGTCCTCCGGCAGCGGCCGCGCCTCGTAGGCCGGGCTCACCAGCCAAACCCCATTCGGGCCCCGGCGTCCAGCTCCGACGGCTGGCCGCCGATCCAAACACTGGCGGCCTCGCGCGTTGGGAACTGTCTGATCCGCCCGCGGTGGTCCTTGACCCACTTGAACCCGTGGTGATCAACCACACCCCAGTCGCCAGGTGATCCGTCGAGGCCGGGGACCTGAGCCGGCTCGAACCGCGGCTCGGCGCTCACCGCTCCACCACCAGGTGCTCGGTGCAGAGCGCAATGTCATAGACGCGGACGATGTCCTGAGAGGGGTCAGGGATGGTGAGGGTGCCTGCAGGATGAAGAGGCGGCTGTGCGGCCCCGCAGTAGATGCAGGCTTCACCGGCCAGTTGGGCCGCAGAGTGGAACCGACGGGTCTTGCCGAGCCAGAGCTGCCCGTCCGGGCTCAGCCTGACCCGCATGTAGGTCTCCAGCTCGGAGCGCTCCGAGGACGGCAGGAGCTGATCGGCACCGGCCAAGAGGACCACGGCACCGCCGCGGTTGACGAACCGTGTCCACTCGTCGTTCACCACGATCCGCAGGGCGCGCCCCAACTCGGGAAGGCACAAGGTTGCCCTCGTGCCGTCCACCATGATCCGGGGACCAACGTCCGGGAGTAGTGCGGCCGGCGCCGCAAGCCCGGTCGCCTCCGCGAGAGCGGCCATGTCGGCGCCGCTCACCTCCGGGACGGCCGGCGCCACGAGCAGGAAGGCGACCAGGCCGTCTGTCGTCGCCTCGATCCACGCGAACGCCGACAGGCCCGACACGGCATCGCGTGTTGCTAAGGCAGCGGATTCGGGCTCGGCCATTGGCGCACCTCGTTGCTTGTGGGCGGACTACCATCACGTTCAGGCAACACCCCGCAGCTGGTCATGGTCATCACGGGCAGGGGTGGCACAGGGTGGCACTTCAGCGCCGATTGCCAGGGAGGGGTACCAAGAAGCCATGAAGGCACCGAACGAGAAGCTGACCGCTTGGCTCAAGCGATCCGGCCTGAGCAACGGCGAACTCGCACGCCGAGTCAAACGAGCAGCTCAGGACGCTGGCCACCCCCACATCAGCCCCGAGGCGACCGCAGTCCGACGCTGGACGGCAGAGGGCATGGTCCCCCGCCGACCGGTCCCCGGGATCATCGCTGACGTCCTCTCAGATGCCCTCGGATATCGGGTCACATCGTACGAACTCGGACTCGGCGACAGTCCGGCCGAGGACCGCTCGCTCCTTTACTCCCGGGACTACGCGACTACCGTGGAGACAGTCGCTGACCTGGGGAGAGCAGACGTGGACCGCCGAAAGTTCCTCACCGCTGCACCGTTCGCCGCCGTCGCCGCCGTCGGACCGTCCCGAGACTGGCTCCTCGACACCCTCGACCAGCAGCCCGACCCCGGCCCACGCGTCCGCCTCGAGGACGTCACCGCGGTGAAGAACATGTTCGGCGAGTTCCAGAAGCTCGACATCTTCCAAGGCGGCGGCTCCGGCCGGCTCGTCCTCGCCGCCTACATGAACGTCCACGTCTTCCCGCTGCTCCGGCGGCCGCAGGACGACAGCGTGCGCCAGGCCCTATGCGAAGCCGCAGCAGAGCAGACCTACCTCCTCGGATGGATGGCCTACGACAACGGTGAGCACGGCACCGCCCAGCGCTACCTCATCCAGTCCCTCCGCCTCGCCCAGGAGTCCCGCAACGCGGCACTCGGCGCCCACGTCCTCGCCGGCATGGCCGACCAGGCGACGCTGCTCGGTCACCCCGACGAAGGGCTGCGCGTCGCTCAGTCCGGGCGCCTCGGCCTGCGCGACTCCGAGTCGGCCGCATGCCTGGCCGACCTGTGGGCGCTCGAGGCCAGGGCTCAGGCCGCCCTCGGCAACAAGGCGGAGGCCGCTCGGGCTGTTGTGCAGTCCGAAGCCGCGGCCGAGCGAATCGACCACGACCGCGAGCCGGAGTGGGCCCTCTTCATCGACCCCGCCTACCTGCACGGCGAGCACGCCATGACGTTCCGGGACATCGGCGACCCAGCCGCGTCCGAGGAGCACGCCCGCCGCAGCATCGACCACGCCCGCCAGCAGAAGCGCGCCCGCCGCGGCGCGCTGTCACAGGCCGCCCTCGCCAGCGCATACCTGCAGCGCGGAGAACTCGAGCTCGCGCACGCCGCCGGCCTCCGCACCCTGTCGCTAACCGGCAAGGTCCAGTCCTCGAGGGCCGTTGAGGCGGTTGCCGACCTGCAGAAGCGAATGACGCCCTACGGCGCCGGCGGCAACCGGCTCGTCGCCGACTTCAACGAGCGGGCCCGGTCGGTCGTCGCGGCATGAGGTGACGGGCCCCGTACCATGGGGCCCGTGCCCAAGCCTCTCGAACTTCCGTCCGACCTGATCGAGCTCCAGCGTGCCGCCGCTGCGGCCTACGCTGCCGTTGGCGAGTACGTCGCCACCGTGCAGGCCCGGCGCCGCGACGAGCACCCGGACGACGTCGTGGCCCGCTGCACCTGGACGGACGAGGAATCCGCCGAGCTCGACCGCCTCTACGAGGCCCACACCGCGGCGGCGCTCGCCGTCCGCGCGCACCCGCTGCTCGAGCAGGCCCGCACCGAGGGCTGCCACGCCCAGACCTGGGACGCCCTGAAGACCGCCGCCCAGGTGGCTGCGGCGGCCTGACACGGCCTCAGCAGCCGGGTATCACCCACGGCGTACGCGCGGTACCGTCACATCCTGGCCACAACCCGGGAGGCGACGCCATGCGCGCCCGAACAGCCACCCTGCTCGCACTCACCCTGCCGCTGCTGGACGGCTGCCGCGTCTTCCCAGCGCCCACCGAGGTCGGCACCGCCAACGCCACCACCATCGTCAGCCCCTCTCAATACGGCGACGCCCAGCTCTTATCCTGCGGCCCAGGAGCCACCGCCCAGGTCACCATCACCAACCACGGCCCCACGCCGGCCAACTACACCATCACCGTCGCCTACCGATCCGACGGGGGCCGCGTCGTCACCCGCGGAGTCCTCGAGGTCAGCCAACTCGCCGCCGGACAGACCGCGGCGTCGCCAGCCCCCGGCGCCCCGGTGGAGAACGTCCTCACCTGCGCCATCGAGGACGTCCAGCGCCATCCGGCTGGCTGAGACACGACGACGCCCCGCCCTCCCATAGGAGAACGGGGCGTCAGCGCTCAGTGCTGGTACAGGGCGACGACGCCAGCGACCCCGGCGGCCGCAGCCGCGAGGACACCGATCGTCGGCCACGGCCAGCGCCCCGCCTCCAGGTGCCGTAGGCGACTCTCGTGGTCGTCAAGTCTGCTGTCGACCTCGCGATTGGCGTTCCCGAGAGCGTCCAACTTCTGCTCGATCTTCGCCTCGAACCGGATGAGGCCGTCAGCCACTCGGCGGAACTCCTGATACATCTGGGCCTGTGTGATGACCACCCCACCGTCGTCGCCCCCGAGGGGCGTGCTCACGGTGCGGCCGGCGGAACGGTGCCGTTCGAGGCCGCCGGAGGCACGATCCGGGTCACGGTGGCCGGGGCGGCGCCCGGAGCCGGGACGTTCGACTGCACGAAGTTCATGAGGTGGAGCCGGTCCGCGAGACTCGCCCAGGGCACCACCGGCGCGAACTGCCGGTACACCGCCTCCGCCGCGCCCACCGCAACGGACAGCAGCACCTTCCGGTCGAGGTGATCGGTGCCGAGCGCCGCGAGCTGCGACACGAACGCGAACACGAACAGGCGGAGCACCCGGGCGGCCTGCTGGCGCACGTGCGCGCTCCCGAGGTCCTTCTTGAGCTGGTCGACGATGAACATGTGATCTCCCATCAGGCGCGCAGGGCGCGGTCGTAGGCGCGGAGCTGGTTGAACTCCTCGTCGGAGCCGAACGCGATCTCGTAATCGCAGGCCGGCGAGCCCCACAGGGTCCACTCGGCGGCGGTGATCTGGCGGACGAACCCGGTGGGCCAGATGCCGAAGACCTCGGTGCCTTCACCCTGCTGAGGGTCGCCCTTGACGAGGATGAGTCCCTCCGGCTTCGGGTGGCTCGGCGCGCTCGCGGGAGCCGGGGTAGCGGTGGTGCTCATGGTCAGACTCCGATCGCTCGGTACGCCCGCGGCCGGTGGTGGCGCGGGGACGGGTTGGGGATGGGCGCGGCCGGGCTGATCCCGGGCATCCACTGCCCGTAGTCAGCGGTCATGGCCGTGTTGCGGTCGCAGTCGACGCCGTTGATAGTGATCGAGCCCTCCTGGCGCAGGTGCGCGTGGACGTCCCAGACACCGCCGGACCACGCATCCGTCTGCCAGTACCAGGACACGAGCCCCGAAGCGGACCCGCCCTGGATGACCCGGAGGCCCCCGTACACACCGCTGCGCGCCGGACCGAGGACCGACGCCCAGCCCGCGGCGTACGGCTCGACGCTGGCCCAGTCGGTGTCCGTGTCCACGGCGAAGTAGATCGGCCGCGAGTCGGGCATGCCGGCGGCAACGGCCTGCGCGTACGCCAGTTGGGCGTCCGCGACACCGGCCGCGTGCCCGGCGAGGGGCCGCTGCGCGCTGTCCTCGAAGACACAGGCCGACCAGACGCCGTGCGCGGCATTGTCGTCCGCCTCGGCCCTCGTGATGTCCTTGCTGCTGTCGTGCCCGAGGTACCGGGCCGCGCCCTGGACGCCCGCAGCCTGAAGGGCCGCGCCGCCTGGGTGCGACCACGCATAGTCGACGATCACGGCGTCTCCTTCAGTTGGTGTAGCTGGGTGATGTGGCGGCGGATCAGGACGTGATGGGCGGCGGCCAGCGGCACCCACAGGACGTTGGCGGCCAGGTTCGGCCAGATCTGGCCCCACGCACCCCACAGCCACCCGCTCATGACGCCGCCTCGTCCGACCGGTCCGGCGGCTGCACGCCCAGGTGCATCCCGATGGCCCGGTTCCAGGCGAGCGACTCCTCGTTGACCTCGAAGTCGTGCTCAGCTCGGACCCGGTCGTGCTCGCCCTGCCGGTTCTGGCTCATGAGGATGATCGGCGTGGCGTACGCCGCCTCAGCTGACATGAACAGGTTCAAAAATACGAATGGGAACGGATCCCACTGCGCCTGAGTGATCATCAGGACAACGGCGTCCTGCGGGCTGTGCGCGGCGCCCACGACCTGGAGCAGGGCGATGATGGCCTGCGTGTTGACGAACATCCAGATCGCCATGAGCACGGTCTGGATGATGATGAACTTCCAGGAGCCGACGAACGACGCGACCGCGTCCGCGACCCGGTCGCCGAACGTCCGGTCGTCGTGCCGGGCGATGTTCGCCGGGTGCCGGTGCATCTCGTCCATCACGCCGCCTTCCTGGCCGCAGCGGCGAGCATGTGCGCGTGGATCGCGTCGACCCGGGCGCGTGCCTCGGCGGCCATGACCTCGTCGTGGATGATGGTGAGCTCGTTGTCCTGCAGCTCCTCGCCGCCGTGGCTGAGGTTGGTGGAACCGCTGACGCGGTAGATGCCGTCGATGACGAGCAGCTTCATGTGCTGGATCGCCCCGCGCTCGCTGCGGCCGATCGCGACGCTGGACGCCGGGTAGGCCTCGCGGGCGAGGATCTCCCGCTCGTGGACACCGCCGGCCTGGCTGGAGTCGAGGGTGAGCTGCACCTCGATGCCGGGGTCGGTGAGCTTCTGCTTGATGACGTCGGCGAGTTCGTCGTCGTCGAAGCCGTACATCGCGATGCTGAGGCTGCTGGACGCCGAGCGGACGAGAGCGAGCAGCGCGCCGTGGACGTCGTCCACTGGGGAGAAGAACGAGCGGACGTTGCCCGGGTAGCCGGGCGGGAAGCCGCCGCGCTTGTGCGCATCGAGGGCGGTCAGGTCGGCGATGGCCATCCGGAACTCCGTGGGACCTGTGAGACGACAGTGCGATACGGCCACCATCGTGATCAGCGCACCGGACAAGCCCCGGGCCAGCGCCCTTGCGCTACGAGGTCCGCGTCAGCCGGATCCACGACCCCGCATACACCGACGTCGCCGTCGCACTGCTCACGTTCTGAGCCCACATCAGCTGAATGTTCCCCGCCGTCGACGAGACGGTGACGTAGCCGCGCGGCGTCGCCGCATTGTGCGCGCCACCAGTGCCGTACGTGCCCGCCGTCAGGACGTTGCCGGTCAGGTTGGTGTTCGACGCATACTTCTGGGACGTGTCGTTCGACGCGTTACCGAGCGGCCCCCAGCGGAGCGTGGCACCGGAAGGCAGCGACCAGTCGAACTTGATGTCGCCCGTGCCCGGACCGAACTGGCCGTCGTAGTCGACGAACCCGTCCAGCAGGTACGTTCCGTTGGCCACCACGGGCAGCGTGAGCTCAAGGTCGTTGACCAGTGTCGTCGACGACGTCACGGACTGGTTCGCGGTTTTCGTGACCGTCACCGGCAGCATCGAGTTCAGCAGCGCCGCGGTGATCCGCTGACCGGCCGCTATCGACGGAAACGTCGCCATCAGATCCTCCTCCTACAGCGCCGCGATGGCAGGCTGGAACAGCCGCACGTCAGTGCCGACCGTCTGGGGCTTCACAACACCGTTGACCGAGCGGATGACGCTCATCGTCTGCGGCGATACCGACGACACCGACGCGGACGGCACCAGACGAAGGCCCCACGCGTACCAGCTGTTAGCGGCGGCTGGCGTGCCGCCGTGCCGGCCCCGCATGACGGCCTGCGACGCCGACGCCGGCGCTGTGAGGGTCTGCTGGATGAACGTCCACACGCCCGCGGGCACGGACGTGGCCGAGCCCAGACCGCTGCTCAGGAACGTGCCGCTGGCGTCGTACCAGTCGACCGCCGGCCGCAGGTCGGACCAGCCGTTTGGGCTGTACGCCCACATGCACGCGATGTAGGTGGACGCGGGGGCCACCGTGCCGACCCCGGTCAGGTTCCCGCGGACACCACCCGATGCCGACACCCCGTCGGGGACGATGAGGATCGACGCCGCCGCCCCGTAGGCCGTGTTCGCGATGACTGTGTTGTAGCTGATCGTGCTGTTCTGCGCGTTCCAGCCCGTCAGGTCGCCGGTGGTGAGGAACGCGTTCGGGGAACTGAGCACGGTGCCGACCGCGAGGACGGTCACCCGCTCCCCGCCGACCGCCAGGTCGAACGGGAACTGGGACAGGTCGGTTGTCCATGTCGGGCCGCTGGTCGTCGTCTGGACGCTCAGCGTGGTGTCAGTCGCGAGGGCACCGGAAGCGAGCTGGCTGCCGTCCGTGTCCGCGTGGCCGTAGAACGGGTCATCGGTCACCGCCACCCGGTAAGGCGACTCGGGCGCGCCGTTGTACGTGATGACGTGCTGGAAGTGGTCGATCGTCTCGGACGTGCCGATCACGATCTGGCTGATCCCGTCCGGCGGCAGCCAGTTCGGGGTACCGGACACCGTGATCCGGTCACCCATTCGTACAGCCAACGCCTGCTGACGCAGCACCGGGCTGGTGACGAACGGGGCGCGGGCGAGGTTCACCGTGATCGTCGGATAGCGGGGCTCGTCGACCGTCCCCATGTGCACCCGCCACCCGGCCTGATCCGCCAGGCCGGAATCAAGGTCGATGTTCACGGTCCGCGCGTCCGGATACGTGCCAACACCCGCAGGCGGCGGCAGAACCGACAGTGTCCCGGCGAGCTGTTCGGCGATGGCAGACGATCCGCCCGTGCGGGTCACGGTGACGATGTTCCGCGTGTACCGGTCATCGTCGATCGGCTTCGGCACGGCTGCGAGGTGGTTCGCCGTATACGACAGTGCGAGTGTCGGCGCCTGGTTTTCGAGCGATTGGCGAGTGCGGTAGCCGAGGCCGAGTTTGCTGAGGGGCTCGTACTCGATGCCCATGTCTGCGGTGACGCAGTCGGCGAGAACGGTGGAGAGGCTACCTGTGGGCTGCACCCCCATGGTCACCGAGGCGAACTGGGTACCGATCCGCTCGTAGCTGATCCCGTATGTGTTGCAGGCGCGGATGAAACGATAGTCGGCGTTTTCCGAAACGGCGCCGTTCAGAACGCCGGTTTCGTCACCCGAGCCAAAGGCGTCGATCGTCAGAGATTCCACGCGAGCCTGCCCGAGAACCGTGCCCGTCGTATCGCCGTTCGGAGAGAGCGCGACACTGGAGACAAGGCCAAAAGTCTGACCCGTTGCCGTTCCGAACTGGGTACCACCCGCCGAACCGTACACAGAAGCCGACGACACGGCTACCGAAGTATCGGCACCGGATATGACCAGCTGAAGCTGCCCCTGCGCAGGGGTCCCGTTCAAGCCTGAGCCGAAAGCAGCCAAGCTGAAAACGTTCACGTTGTTTGCGTTATACGCGTTCAGGCCCAGGCTGCCGCCGCCAGAGGTGGAATAGAGGACATCCCACCGCTTGACCGTGCCTGTCGTCGCCACAGAACACAGCACAGTGTTGTTGGGGAGTCCGCCAGCAGGGACCACGAACAGGAAAAAGACCCCAACGCCGATCGGCGCCGTATACGGGGCCACCGGCCCACGCATGCCGCTCCCCGCCGTCATCATCGGGAGCGGAGCAGACGCGACAAACCCGCTGTAGCTCGCCAGCGACGGCTTGCCGTAGACCTTCATCGCAGCGGCACCGGGAAACCCGGACGCAAGACTCGTAGCACCCGAGGCGTCCTCACACGGCCAGTACGCGACGACCGTCGCTAGCCCCAGCGTCTGACCCGCAATCGCCGCCGTGAGCGGCGACAGGGACGGCTGCGTACCCTGCCCGAGCCTACGGAGGATTCCCGCAGCCTCAATGTCGACCCACACGTCCGTGCCGGTGGCGTCCCAATCCTGCGGCCACGCCGTGACCTCACCCCAGAACCGGTATGCCTTGGCGTTCCCGCTCGGAACGGACACCCGGAGTGGCTGGTTACGGGTCAGCTGACCGTAGTACGGACCCAGCGGGTTCCGCGGCGAGAACTGGCCGTTGCGATTGTTCAGCTGGAACGCGCAGCGCCCCGGGTTGGTCTGAGCACTCTCATCCGGCTGACCCCGGTTGATGACGACCTTCCCGCCGCCGTCGCGGGTCATCACGTACGACGTGATGTCCACCCACACGCCGACGACGAACAACTCGACCTGCAGCGGGCCGCCACTCGGCATGTCGCCGGCACCCGACGGCGGCGCAGCGAACGGAACGGGCACGCTCCGGGTTCGGAACGGCCGCGCAGCCAACTGTGCCGCAACGTTGCCCATACGACGCCTATCCCGACTCCCTGGCAGTCAACGTGGTCCGATGGCTACTCGTTGAAAGTGACCCAGCACAGCATGTTGACCGCAGCCGCGAACGTGACCCGCACCCGCAGGAACTTGCTGATGGCGATGACCGGTTGCTCATCCGGCAGGAACTGGTACTCGTACGTCATCGCCTCGGCGCCAGCCGTCGGCGGGATCAGGACCTCGTCGAAGACACGGACCGCCGTCGGGGTTCCCTCAGCCGTAGCCGTGTAGCCCGTGGCGGAGCTACCGAGGGTCAGAAGCGAGTTCGGGGCGTTCGGGTCGAGCTGCTGCACACCGGAGGCCACATGTGCGCTCACGGTGGCCGCCACATCGGTCTGAATCAGCTCGACCTGGCCGCCCGTCGACCCGGGCACCGCGTCCAGGGTGTACCCCCACGAGACGACCTGGATCATGCGGGTCGCCGGTGTCGCAAGCTGCAGCATCGTCTTGATGACCGTGCCGGTGCTGACCTTGGCCAGCGCTGCCGTGGTCGGCATCGGGCCGTTGTACACCTTGAAGCGATGGATGCTCACAGTGGCAGCCCTTCCCTCTCAGCCCTGTCCAAGGGCGGTCTGCACGTTCCCGCCCAGCACCCGAATGTTCTTCCGCAGCCACGACATGAACTCGTCGCCGGCGTTCCCGCCGACCCACTCGATCTGGAGCCTCTGCGTGCCATCACCGGCCGCTGCGGCCGCCATCGACCGGGACTGCCCGGACGGGATCACCGAGCTGCCCGACGGCAGCCGCACCAGCTCCGGGCCCTGCTCACCGACCCACACCATCCCCGACCGCGGACCGCCGCCAGCCGCGCCGATGATCCCGCCCGTGGCGAAGCCGTGCTGGTACGAGTCGCCGTTGGAACCCACCTCGGTGTGGACGTTGACGAACTTGGTGGTCACGGTGACCGTGCGGTCCGGGATCGTCAGGATCGCGTCGGCGAGATCCTTCGCCTGTTGGGCGTTGAGGCCCATCTTCTCGGCCAGGGAGACAAGGTTGTCCCGACCGGTCTCGTAGATCTTGTTGACCTTGTCCCAGGACTCGCCGTTGTTGAGGGCCGCCTCCGCCGCGTTGTCCGTCTTCGCCGCGAGGTCCGACAGCGCCTTCTCGTTGCCCCGCGCCTTCTCATTCGTCAGGTCGAGCTCGCCGTTCACCATGTGGAGGGACCGGCCGTTCTCGCCAAGCGCCTTCGTGCCGTCGTCGATCGCCGCATACAGGCCGGCCATGCCGTCGAGGGCCTTCCGGTTGGCGTCGTTCAGGTCGATGATCGCTTCCTTCAGGCCCTGCGCGGTGTGCTCCTGGTCGCCGAGCTTCGCGGTGGTGTCGACGGCCTGCTGCCCGAGCGCGCCCATGGTGTCGGCAGTGATCTTCTGCTCCAGCGCGGTGCCCTGCAGGGCGTCGTTGTACTTCGTCAGCTCTCCCGCAAGTTCGGCGGGGTCCTTGCCCTGCTTCACCAGGGCTTCCTGCAGATGCTCTAGCGCGGCTGCGGCCAGGTCGGCGTGCCCGGTCTGGACCATGCTCGCCAGGCTCTGGTCAAGGGCATCGATGTTCTTCTGCGCAGTCTGCATGCTGTTCGACTTCTCAGTGCCCAGCGTGAAGATCTTGTTCATGATGTCGTTGAAGTGGTCCATGCCGGCGGACTTGCCGGCCACCCGGTCAACGGCGTACCCGAGTTGGTCCAGGTTCGTCCCGAAGGTCTTTCCTGCCTCGCCGGCGACCTCGCCGGACTTCCCCAGTTGCGTCAGTGACGTTGTCAACTGGTCGATGTTCGGGCCGTCGTTCTGGCCCGATGCGGCCAGCTTGCTGATCACCATGAGGAACAGGCCGATGCCGGTGGCGCCCACCGCGATCTTCGCTTTCGTGCCCAGCGCCGAGAACGCCGCGCCAAGGGTGCTGAGACCGCCGCCTGCGGCGACGTTAGCCACCTGCACCTCGAAGATCCGCAGCTTGTAGGCGATCATCGCCTCGTTTGCGGCCTTGAAGCCCGTCACAAGCCCTTGGATCAGCGCCACCGTCTTGCTGATCGCCGCGAACCCGGCGAGCGCGGTGATGAGCAGTCCGGTCACCTGTAGGACCTCGACGGTGGCTTGCTTGTGGTCGAGGAGTGCCTTGACGACCTGCTGCACGTAGGGGATCAGCTTCTCGCCCAGGCTGATCATCAGGGCGTCCAGCGACGACTGCAACTGCTTCGTCTGGAAGGCGAACGTCTGCTGCGTCTTCGCCCACGCGTCACCGAAGCCGTTCGCCCCGGCGGCGAGGGCGGGATACTTCGACTCCAGACGGTCCATCTGACTGACCAACACGTTGAGGCCGGCGCCCGCCTTGCGGCCGAACGCGTCGGTGATGATCTGGCCTTGCTGGTCGGCCGCAATGCCGGCCTTGTTCATGCGGGCGACGAGGTCTTCGAGGGCGAGCTTGAGGCCGCCCTTCTGCATGTCTTCGGCGAGGGTGGTCTGGGTGAGGCCGAGCTCCTTCAGGGTGTCCTTGGCGGTCGCGACGGGCTTGGCCAGGGCCTGGACGGACATGCGCAACTGGGTGCCGGCCGCCGCACCGCGGATGTTGTTGTCGCCGAACGTCGCCAGCGCTGCGCCGACATCGGTGATCGATAGGCCGAAGCCCTTGACATTGGCCACCATGCCGCTGCCGAACGCGCTGGCAAGGTCCTGCATCTGCATGTCGCCGACGCCGACCGTCGCGTTGAGGACGCCCATCGCCTGCTGGAAGTCCTGCACGCCGGGAATACCGCTGGCCACGGCGGCGGTCAGCGCGTTGGTGACGTCCACCAGCTTCGCGTGGCCGACCGCCGCGCCCTCGGCGGCGACCTTCGTGAGGTCGAGGGCCTTCTGCGAGCTGATGCCCATCGACTCGAAGTTCGACTCGACGTGGTATAGCGATTCGGCGAGCGAGTCCGGGCTGAACCCGACCTGACCGGCGAGGTCGAGGACGCCCTTCGACAGACCGGCGATCTTGTCCTGGCTGACACCCGCCTGCGTGCTGAGCAATGCCATCTTCGAGTCGAAGGAGGATGCCATGCGGATCGACTCGCCGAGGAACCCGACCATGGCCGTCGCCGCCAGCGCCGCAACCTTGTTGACCTTCGACGTCGACTCTTCCAGCGCGGTGGTCCCGGCCTTCACCTCCGCCATTACTGGGGCCGTGAGGTTCTTGGCCGTCACCAGGATCTCAACGAGGTTGGTCACGGTCGTCCCCTCCTCCCAGCTCCAGAATCTTCAACAGCCGCAGCATCTCGGCGGGTTCGGCCAGCACCTCGCTGGGCAGCTTGTGCCACCGGTCGCACAGCCCGAGGACGAGCCGCGCGTGCCTCAGCTCGCGAGGCTCGACGAGGGGACGTCCATCGGAATCGACTCCTCCAGCGCCAACTGCTGCCCATCGCTGGAGGTCTGCGACAAAGGGGCGGACACCCCGTACATGGCGTCCTGCCATGCGCTGATGATCGCGGTGTTGAAGTCGACGTCCTGCTGCAGGATGCCGTCGATCGTCGCCGGAATCGGCGCGCCGTCCTCGTCCTCGGCGTTCCACTCGACCAGCGCGCCCGCCAAGAGGGCGAGCATGCGACGGGTACCGTCCTCGCTGCCCTTCCCGCCGGCCGCGCGGGCAAGCCGAGCGGTCTCCAGCTCCAGCAACTGCCCTGTCGACAGGCCCCGAGCCGTGACGACCAGGCCGTCCAACTCGGTGCCCTCGAACCGGAGCCGGTATGTCTTGCGCTGCACCTTGAAGCCCATGTCGCATCAGCTCCAAGTCGGCACGACGCCGTTGGCGAGCACGCCAGGCGCCGTCCAGGTCAGCTCGCCGGCCGCGGCGCGGGTCAGCGAGTAGTCGGTGAAGAGGCAGGTCGGTGCGAGGGTCTTGCCGTTGGTGACGATCGTGACCAGGCGGTTGACCGAGGTCGACGGGACGGTCTTGAAGACGTCGTGCTGCTTGTTGGTAGCGGGGTCGACCACCCCGTTGAGGGTGATCGAGAAGTCCGCGAGCAGCAGGAGCCGCTCGATCGCGGACTTGTCGATGCCCGTCACGTCCTGCACGGCGCGCGGCGTCGCGAACTGCAGGTTCGTAATGTCGTTGCGGATGTCCTGCTGGGTGTTGGTCGCATCGTCGACGGACAGTGTCGACCAGCCCAACCCTGTGACCTTGGCCATGGCGGTTATCCCTTCTCTACCTGGTCAGCGATGCGCTGCTGGTGCTCTCCGAAGTCCTCGACCCAGTCGGCGGCGTTGGCGTGCAGCCGACGCCGGCCAGTCGGGTTGCCACGCCAGTCCCCGTCCCGGACGACGTACAGCTCTGGCCGGGTTTTGTGCTGGGCGAAGCACCGCTGGCGGCTGTCGAAGCGGAAGACGGTCAGGCCTTCTCCAGTGCGCTGCTCCCTGAAGGTCCGCCCGGACTGGTGTCGGATGTAGTGGGCCTGCTGCTGGCCGAGCTCGGTTGACTCGTCGATCGTCGACTCCCAGCCGTGCGCCCATGCCTTGCACTCGACCTGCTCGCATGCGGCCACCACGGTGCGGTCCTGCGGGGACGTGATGCTGTACGTCTGGTAGGCGCCGACCGCGAGCGCCGGCTGAATCCGGAACGCGTCCATCAGAACGTCACCCCCGCGATCTGGTTGCGGACGATGGTGAGCGCGAACGTCACCGCGGTGAAGCCGCCGGTGGTGATGGTGACCGCGCGGAGGAACCGGCGGATCGTGGCGGTGTTCGCCGTGGCGATGCGCTGCGTCGTGAGTGCGGCCGTGGTCTGGGCGAACGTCAGGCCAGGCACGTCCGCGAAGTTGACCTCGTCCGCCGAGTCCTGGATCTTCACGGTGACGTCCGTTCCGGTGAACGCCGTCACCTGCAGGTACGCCTGGGCTCCGAACGAGGATGGTGCCGCGCCATCGACGAACGGGCCGTTCGTCGGCGCGCTGTCGCTACGCAGGCCCGGGGTGAGCTGCACGCCCCACTCAAGGCCGTAACCGTCAGCATCGAGGCCGCAGATGAAGGTGAACGAGCCGTCCGCGCCCCTTGTGCCGTTGTAGTCGAGCTGCTTGGCGATCATTTCGGCCGCGGGATTGCCGAGCGCTGTGCCGCGCCGATAGCTGGCCTGAACGTCCGCCGTAGGCAGCGAAGACAGCACGGGGTGGGAGTTCGTCGGGTTGAAGTACGAGGTGAAGTCCATCGCGCCGTCCCGCTTACCGCCGAGCCGCTCGTGTGCGCTCTCGTTGATCGCGGTCACGTCGAGCACCGCCACCGTGCCGCTGATCTTCTGCAGCGAGTTGATATCCCCGCTGAGGTCGTAACCGCCCAAGTAGAAGTTGTCGCCGAGGCCGCTCGTCTTGGCCTTCGGCGACGGCGGTGCCGGAACGGCTGGCGTGTCCGGGCCGTCGGGCCGTCCGGGCTGCGGGAGGAACCAGAACGCCGCCGGGGAGACGAACCCTGGTGGCATCCCGTCCATGACGCCTGCTGCGCTCATGCTGCTCCCTTCCTCACGTTAGTGGTCATCAGGCCTGGGCCCAGAGGTCGTTGACGATGGCCGGCAGGACGATGGTGACGACGCGGTACGTCTTGCCTGCCTGGGTCAGGTAGCCGGCCTGCGCACTGAGCGGCGTTCCGGTCTGGCCGAGCAGGTCGATGTTGCGAACGTTGCCGCCGAGCTCGAAGTCCCCGCTGTACGCGGTCATCAGCACATCGACTGCGGCGACGAGGTTCGGGTCGATCGCGTCTTCGGGCTGCTGGACGAAGCTGCTGTAGAGGCGCGCGTTGAACGTCAGCAGCCCGGAGCTGATGGCGAGCCCGGAGGCCGATGGAACGGGACGGATGCCTTGGAACCAGGCCACGTAGCTCAGGCCGTTCCCGGGCGGGCTCTTCGGTTCATGACCCATGACCCGGTCGAACAGGCCGGTAGCGGCGGCGTGGGAGGTGATTCCGTCGAGGATGCCCGTGATGTTGATCGCCATCACAGCTCCTTGATCGCGCGGTCAAGGTGGGCGGCGACGATGGCCTTCATCTTCTGGGCCATGCGGTTCCGGACGATCCGGAACGTGTGGTAGCCCTTGAACTTGGTCACGGGGGCGTTGCGGGAGCCGGTGCCCTCAAGCCACGGCCCGTAGATCACGTTGGTGTCGTTGACGCTCCACGTCTCGGCGTCGACCCGTTGGGCGCGGATCTGCGACTCGTAGTAGCCCGTCGGGTGCTGGAGCACCTGGTCGAGCTGCATGAGGACCTCGTGCATGGTGTACGAGGCGCCCTCGGCCACAGCACTGGCGATGAGCTTCTCCACAATCGGCTCGGCGTAGCCCTCGACGAGGGGCCCCTGCTTGTGGACCATCACGGTCAGTTGGGAGGCCATCAGATCACCCGCCGCCGGTTCTTCCGCCCGTACGTGGTCTCGGCCTCGTCCCACAAGTCCGCCAGCGACGTGCCGAGGTGGGCGACCGTTGATGCGCCTTCGCCCTGCGGGTCGGTGTAGCCGCCGGTCTCCTGCAGCAGCCGGTTCGTCGCCTCGGCGATGGCGAGGTCCCGGATCAGCGACGGCACGCGGTGGATGCTGGCCGGCGCCGCGTTGGAGTGCGTGGCCGCGGTGGTGCCGAGCTGGCCGCGCTGCACAGTCAGCGTCCGGAAGGCGTAGATGGCCGTGCCTGTGGCGTGTGTGGCCAGCACGGTGCCGTCCCACGCCCGCTTCACGGTGAGGGCGTTGCCGGTGATGTCGACGATGAGCATCCGCTCGGAGTCGATCTGGATGACCTCGTCGATGTGGACCTGGGTACCGTCGCTCGCGCCGATCGTGACGTCGTTCAGGGAGGCCGTGGTCGCGCCGGTCAGGTTCGTCTGCCCGGTGCTGACGCTCGACCGGTTGGAGACGAGCATCCGCTCGGAGTCGACGATCAGGAGGTCGCCGACGCCGATGAGGCTTCCGTCGGAGACGGTCACGGTGCCGGAGGTGGTCGAGCTGACCGCGGCCGCGAGCTGCCCGGCCGGGTCCGTGGCCGCCCAGAAGCCCCAGGTGCCGGTGATGGCGATGTCCCGCTGCGGAGTCGAACCCACGCCGAAGCTGTAGGACTGGTCCCGGCGGAGCTCCAGATAGGTGTACGGCGGCCCGGAGTTGACGGGCTCGAAGTTGCACGCCGTCAGCGGGATCGTCGTGCCGCCGGACGTGACCGAGGTCGGGATCGCCGCCAGCTCCCACTGGTCGAACCACAGACGCCATGGGTACGCGTACTGGAAATTGGGCCAGTCGAAGTACCGGGTGGTGTCGTTCGGGTAGAAGACGCGGTGCAGGTGGCCCTCGATGTTGCGGGCGGCGGACTGGATCGCCCGGTCGATCTGCCAGTTGTTGCGCGCCGTCTCCTTCATGTCGATGGCGCGCTTCACGTCCTCACGGCTGCAGTAGCACGGGGTCGTCAGGGCCGTGGCCATGTGACCTCCCACGCCTCGTCAGCAGCCTCGAGCAGCCCGCACGGGGCCGGACGCCACTCGCCCCACGTCCACACGCCGTGCCCGTCGACGGTGAGGGCGTGCCGCTCGGCCAGGTCCACGCCGAGGACGACGCCGGTCCCAAGTACGGTGGCCGGGCGGGCGTCGAGCGGCCGGACCCCGGCGAGGCCATACTCGGCCGCGGCCTCGATGGTCGCCAACAGCCCGGCGCCGGCGTCCTCGTGGCTCGCGGTGTGCCAGTAGAGCTCGAGCACGTCCTCGCCACTCACAGGCCGCCCTGTGAGCCGCAGGGACGCCGCCAGGGCCTCGGCAGCGCAGCACGCCACATCGGCGTTGGGCGACCACTTCGTCGGCTTGGCCTGCTGCTGCTGGCGAGCCACCGCGTGGACGTGCTGGGCGTGGGCGCCGCCCTGCTGGAACTTCTTCCACGCCGCGGCCTGCGCCGCCGACATCGGTCGGTGCTTGGCGCTCCCCGCGTGCTTCGCGGCACGGGCATGCTTCTGCCGGTGACCGTGATGCCCCTTCACTGCTCCACCTCCCTCGCGGTGCCGATGTTGTGCTGGTTGGCGCTGGTCAGACTCGGGGCGGCCACGCCCAGGTACCGGGCACGTCGCCCTCCTTGGCACTGGTCACCCAGAGAGTGACCTCGCCGTCGAGGAGGACATGGAGGTTGGCGGTCTGCTCGGCCCAGCTGGCGACGACGATGGCCGGCACGGTGTCGCCCACCCGGGTGGGGTTGAGGACGTGGCTGCGGCCGGATGGCCTGGGTTCGTTGACCAGCGCTGTAATCCGCGGCATGTCCTGTTCGCTGAGCCGGTAGTGGACGATCCGGCCGATGGTCGGCTGTGACACCTCGACGCTCATGGATCAGCCCAGGGTCTCGGCGTAGAAGTCCTCGACGGTCAGGGTGTTCGAGGCCGAGTTGGTGCCCCACTGCGCGCCGATGGTCAGCGCGTTCGCGGTGGTGGTGTTGATGGTGATCGGCTGCGACTGGGTCGACGGCAGCCAGATCGGCGTCATCGCGGTCAGCGACGTGCCGAGGTTGACCTTGCCGTTGCACCACACCGAGCCGGTCGCGCCGACCGACTTCACGAGGATGTCGAGCTCGATGTCGAACGGCCACGACGTCGCGCCCGTGGTGGTCGTGGTCGCACCGGTTGCGGCCAGGGCGGTGCCGGCCACGCCGCCGTAGTAGATGCCGAGCAGCAGCGTCGGCGTGGCGGTGTTGGAGAAAATTCCGTAGCCCTTGACTCGCAGTCGCTGGCCGACGAACAGGCTGTTCGCCGCGATCGTGATCTGCGGGGCGGGGGAAACGTCGGTGAGGGTGGTCGACGACGCGTACGCGGAGCCCGCGCCGACGCCGACCACGTTGCTGCCCGGGAGAAGGCTGCGCCAGAACTGTGCCATGTTTCGCTCCTTACGCGAATCGGTTGGCGAACGGGGTTACGGGAGACCGCTGTAGCTGCCGGGGCCTTCGGCGACCCCGTCGAACAAGCCCGCTGGCGGCTCCGGACGGACCCAGTCCCGCGGGTAGGACCAGCCGTCGAACGGGCAGAACCACGTCCCTGCCTCGCTCGGCGGCCCGGGCAGCAGCGGCTCGCCGTCGTTGGGGCAGGCGAGCGGCGGCCCGACGACGTTGGGGTCACGCTCGAACTCGGCGCGGGCCTGCCGCCGGATGTCGAGAAGCTGGTACCAGGACACGGGGTCACCGCCCGTACAGCGAGAACGAGACGCCGGTGAAGGACGGGCTTCCGGTGCCGGTGACGACCCATCGGATACGGCCCACGTCGGTCAGCTGGTAGCTCGCCGAGAGGTTGCCGTACACGGTGCCGCTGGTGTTCAGGACGGCGCCGCTGATGGAGGTGCTGTTGCTGACCAGGACCCAGTTCCCGAAGTAGTCCTTCACGTCGATGAAGATGGCCAGGCCGGGCGTGCTGCCGGTCGGGGCGTTGGCGGCGTTGACGACGAGCAGGCCGTTGGTGATCCGGGAGAAGTCGATCGTTCCGGCCGTGGACCCGGTGAGGGCGTTGAGGGTTCCGGCGGTGACGGTGTCGGAGTTGCTGTTCAGCGTGAGAGCGGAGGCACGGAACAGCTCGGTCGAGATGGTGGACCGGGTGTAGGTCACGATGCACCTCCGCCGCCCTTGCGGGCGCTGGTGCGCTTGCTTGCCGGGGCAGCCTTAGCGGGCTGCTCCGGTGCCGCTACGGGCTCGCCGTCCTGCTGGTCGGTCAACGCCTCGATCGGGATGGTCGTCCCGCGGCCAGCGAAGCCGACCAGATCGGGCCCGTGTTCGCCGGTGATGGCGACGAGGGACACCTCGGCGGGCTGCTCCACATAGCCCGGCTCGCCGGGCTGCGCCGCAGCGTTGGACGGCCCGCCAGCAACCGTGATCCTCGCCATCTTCGACTCCTTCTCGACTCGGTCGGCGAACAGCGGCGCGGTGGCCCGGCACTGCGGGCAGCGGAACAGCCCCACCGCGAAGCGGGTGCTGCAGGCCGGGCACACCTCGAGTGACACGTCAGGCCGCCGCGACCTGGGCTGCGTTGTCCCACGGGATGTAAGCGAGGTCCCACTTCACCGACCCGGTGTTCGTCGCCGAGGTGGTGATCGTGAGCGAGCCGACCGGAACGAGCCAGGCCGACGTCATGACGTCCTGGACGCCGCCGCCGGTGCCGAGGTCGGTCACCAGCGCCGAGGCCGCCGCGGACGGGAGGCTGAAGTGCGTGCCGACCGCCGCGTTGATGATCGAACCGGCGGCGCACAGGTCGACCGCGCTGCCGACCGTCGGCGCCGTGGACACCTTGAGCGTGCACGCCTGGTTCTGGATCGCCGTGGTGACCTCGCCGATCAGCGCGATCAGCAGGATCCGGCCGCCCGTGATCGTGAAGATGTTGCCGACCGTAGAAGCCGGCAGCGTGTTGGTGGCACGGCTGAGCTGGTTGCCGAGGGCGAGCTGCCGGACGTCCTTGTTCTGGAGGAGCGTGGCCATGGTTAGGCCCCCAGGATCTCGAGGTTCGCGGGCTTCCTCTGGACGGTGAGGTCATGGAGGATCGCCGTGACCAGGCCGGACGCGCCGACGGAAACCTTCAGGTAGGCGTTCGGGTCGGTGATCCAGCTGGTCAGGACCTCGAACGCGGTGGTGTAGCCCGAGCTGGCCTGGACGACCGCGTTGGACAGGGACTGGGTCTGCTTCGTCCAGGCGTGCGTAGCGTTGGTGTCAGCGCGCTGGTAGTAGTGGTTGATGAGGTTGCCGGGAGTGGCGTACGAGCCGCCGAACGTCGACGCGACGGTGAGCGTGAACGTGTCGTTGCCGGTGCACACGAACGTCACGGCGCTGGCACCGCGGAACTTGAACGCGTTGCCGGCCGCGATCGGGATGACGTCGAGCAGCCGCCCGAGTCCTTCCATGCCTGCCATCTGCTGTTCCTCTCCTTGTGACTGGGGTTGCTAGCGGGGCGTCACTGCCGCTCGGATCAGCGGGAAGCGAGCTGGACGATCGGCGACAGGGTCGGGCCACCGTTCTTCGGCGTCAGCGCGGTCTGGAGCCACGGACGGCCGTCGACCCGGGAGACGACCCTGTAGGCCGTCTTGTCGTTCGCGAACTTGTAGTGCTCGGACGCCGAGGACGTCATCTCCATGCGGTCGCCGATGAGGTAGTACGACAGGTCGACGAAGGTGATGTCGCCGGTGGTGCTCAGCGGCCCGACCTTCTCGGAGATCAGGACGGGGCGCCCGAGGATCGTGGCGGGCGGTGCGGCGTCGCCGCCGTTTCCGCCGGAGAAGTTGCCGATCCAGACCGGCCCGCCGCCGGTGCCGACCGACAGTGCCATGGTGGCCAGCTGCGGGAAGGTGTCCGGCGAGACGATCCACACCGCGCGGCCGAGCGAGGTGGGGAGCATTCTGCTGTACATCTTGACGATGTTTTCCCACACGATCGTGCCAGTGAGCTGGCCGGCCTCTGCGGCCTGCACGACCGCGACCGGCGAGTTGATGAAGCCCTGCGGCTCGCCGTTGCCGGTGCCGGACAGGAACGCAGCGTCCTCGTACCAGTTGATGGCCTTGGGGAAGGTGCTGGAGAAGAAGCCCTCGAACGCCGGGGCGTCCATCAGCAGCTCGTTGGGAACCTCGGCGTACGCGGTCAACTTTTTGGCGTCGAGGACGACGCGACCAAAGCTGGCCTGGGACTCGGTCAGGCCCGCAGCCTCCTCCGTCCAGTACGCGACGACGCCACCGAGGATGCTGCTCTGGTGCGAGGTGTCGTCGATCGTCGGGATCGGCACCCGCAGGCTCGACATCGGGATGACCGTGGCGCGCGGGCGCACGACCGCCTCCTCCAGCGCCAGCTGGAGGATCTCGGACCTCAGTTCCTCCGGGATGAGGAAGCCGCCGTCGCCGGGGACCTCAGAACCGTAGGAGTTCTGGATCTCCTGAAGCTTGGAGACCTTCGGCGCGAGCTCACCCCAGTCCTTCAGGCGCCGCGAGTGGTGCCAGGTGGCGCGGAAGAACTCGGCGGCGTCGTCGAAGATGCCGTCGGCGTGCACGCCCGGGGCGCGCTTGTTGTACAGCGACTTGCGGATACCCGTCGGCAGGTTCGAGATCATCGGGGTCTGCTTGTGTGCCGGGCCGGCGGCCAGGTCGACGGGCGGCTTGGCGTCGGAGCCGTTGTCCCTCAGCAGTTCGGCCAGCACGAGCTGCGTCTGCTCGCGGATCTCGGCCTTGACGTTGCCCTTGTCGCGCTTGTCGACCGCGTTGGCGTAGCCCTCGATGAACTCGCCGAGGGACTCCTTGGACTCCCACAGTTCCCTCATCTTGCCTGCGTCGTTGAGGACCTCGGCCAGACCCGCCGGGGAGTCCGGAATGGTGATCGTCACTGCGCCTCCTCGGCGTGGTTGTGCAGCCACGCCGGGGCCGGCGCGCTGTGGTCGTGGAACCAGCCGGGGATCCCGGCATGGTTGTCGGTGCCGCCGTCGTCGTCGCCCTCGTGGGCGTCGTCGAGGTGCGCCTGCAGGTGCTTCCGCACGCCCGCCTTGTCGGCCTCGGGGATGCTCGAACCCTCAAGCCGGGCCAACCCGTTGCGGCAGGCCGCAAGGTTCGCTGGACCACCCTTGGTCTCGTGGTGGGGGAACTTGAACGACGCCTTCTTGTCGTCGGCGTCGCCGTCAGGGTCATCGGCGGTGCCGTCGTCGGCTGCCGAGTCCTCCCACGCGTGGCAGTAGCGCAGCACGGTGGCGTCGTTGGGCATCGCGGCGACGGCGGCTGGGCCGTCCCACGGCTCGTCCACCGTGGCGGTGTGGTGGACCGGGAGTGCCTCGTTGGTCAGCGGCATCGACTCGACGCCCAACACCCGCCCTGGTGCCCGGTTCTCCGTGGCGTGGGTGTGGTGGTGTTCGGCGTCGCCGTCGTGGCTGTGCTCGTGTTCGTGGCTGCCGTCGCCGCCCTGGTCGCCGAAGGCGGGGTGCGCGTGGGTGTGGGTGCCGGTGAACGGGCTGTGCTGGTCGGCGTTCTGCAGGCGCGGGGCGTGCGCGTACAGACTTAGGTCGAAGTGGGCCGCTGCGGCGAGCGCGTCCTGCGCCGGACGCTCCGCGAGCTTGTGCACGAGCCCGGCGGCCACGGCCTCGTCGGCGTTGTACCAGGTCTCCTGCTGCATCGCGTCGCGCCAGCCGTCCGCGCGGCCGGTCTGGTCGGCGTAGATGCCCGCGATGTTGTCGCTGACCTTGTCGAGGAGTTCGGCGGTCTCACGCATGTCCGCGGCGTTGCCCATACACAGCCCGGACGCGTCGTGGATCATCATCATCGCGCCGGGGCAGATCAGCCTCTGCGTCCCGGCCATCGCGATGAACGACGCCGCCGACGCGGCGATGCCATCAACGACGGTGGTGACCTTGCCGGGGCGCTGCGCCAGCGAGTTGTAGATCGCCAAGCCGTCGAAGACGTCCCCACCAGGGCTGTTGATGTGGACCTCGATGTCGCCGTTGATGGACGCCAGCTCGTTGACGAAGTCGACAGCGGTCACGCCGCTGGAGAACCAGCCGCCACCGCCGATCTCGTCATAGATGTCGACTCGGGTCGGGCCGCCGGCGTCGTTGCGGAGCACCCGGTACCAGCTGCTCTTGGGCTGCTGGACGAGGTTGGTGATGCGCTGCGCCGAGCGCCGCATCGCGTCGCGGTTCACCGCGCCACCGCCTCTCCTGGCTCGCCGAGCGGCATCGCCCCGGCGCCGACCAGGAGCAGCCCGGACATCTGCCCGGCGGAGGTGTTGATGGGCTGAGCCCACGCGTGCGCATCGTCTCGGGACAGGAACACGGTCATCGTCGTCGAGCCGGTGCGGACGGTCAGCGCCATGCGCTGCCCGCGCGGGGTGTCGACCAGCGCGGTGGTGATCTGCGCCGGGGTCTCGCCGAGGAGTTGGTTGCCCGGGTCGAACGGCGGAGGCTGCGGTGGGGTCGTCATCGGGCACCTGCCTTGTTCCAGGCCAGCTGCTTGGCCATCAGCGCCTCCAAGGCGTCGCCGTCGTCGTCCTGCTCCGGCTCGGGTCCGGCGGGCGCTGCGGGCACCCACGCGGGCGGCAGCGCCGGGGCCTGCGTCGCCTGCTCCACCACGCCCATGTCCGGGAGGCCCACTGTCTCCAGCACGTCGGACGGGTCGTAGCCCGCGCCGACGAGCCACAGCGCGGCCTGCGCCTTCGACTTGAGCTCCAGCGCGTCGGCTTCGCGGTTGCCGGTGACCGGGTCGTCGTGGTCCATCTCGACGCCCTCACCGGTGGAGCCGAACAGGGGCAAGTAGCTGCAGTTGAGGGTGTCGCGCCACCGGTCGAGCCGGTCGGCGATCAGGAACGACTCGAAGTGCTCCTGTGCGGTCTGGGAGTTGGCGCGGTTGACGTCGTCGGAGGTGCCGAGGATCGCCTTGTGCATGGCGAACGCTTCGCGGATGACGTCGCGGGAGATGTTGCGGAGCCCGGCGAAATCCATGTCCCTGATCGTGTGCGCGTTCGGCACCCACACCGCGCCCTGCTCCAGCACGGCGACGCGGTGCGCTGCGCCAACACCGCGGTGGGACTCGCGCCAGCGGTTGGTGAACTCGTTCCACTCGTCATCGCTGAGCCGCTTGTCGACCTGGATGACGCCGCCGGGGGTGGCGCTGTTCAGGAAGAAGTTCCTGTTCCACTGCGCGCTGTACTTCGCGGCGTCGATGTCGACGAGGATCGACTGGATCGGCCCGAGCCCGTGGTAAATGTCGAACGGGTTCGGGTACTTCGTCATGATCACTTCGTTGGGCTGCAGCGGCACCTTCTCGCCCGACGGCCCCTGGTAGATGTAGCCCTGCAAGAACTGATCACGGCCCGGTACTGGGAACATCCGGTCCGGCCGCGCCGGCCAAAGGCCGATCGGGAACGTCGCGCGGCCGTCGCGCTGCACGATGATGTAGCTCTCGCCGGTGAGGTCGAGGTACGTCTGGGACAGCTCGCGGAGCTGAAAGCCGCTCATGAAGTCGTTCGGTTTGTTCCACAGCGCGATCGCGAGGTGCTTGATGACCTCGATGCGCTGATCGGAGCCCTTGTCGCCGGTGGTGTAGCGGCGGCGTCCGTCTTGCGGCTGCTGCCGGTAGAGGTGCCAGTCGTGCTTGGCGGTCTGCCGGGCCAGCATGCTGACGATGGAGAAGACGGTGCCTGACGAGCCGTAGGCGCGCATGTAGCTGCCCGGGTCCGATCCGGCGTTGCCGGCACCCATGGAGGCGAAGCCGTGCGCGGCGTAGGACACGGGCGGCTCGGCCGAGGCCCCGCCAGCCTTGGCTATGAGCTTCCCGAAGAGGCCGCTCACTCAAGCGTCCATTCCAGGGCCATCAGCGAGATGCCCGTGACGACCCATCCGGCGATTGGGTGGGCCTCGAAAGCGCCAACGTCGATGCAGCCGAGGCCGGCGGCGGTGAGCAGGCTGCCGGAGAGGCGCGCGGCGGTGGCCTTGGCGTGGTCGGCGGCGCGGCGGGCGAGCAGCACGACGGCGCCCGGGATGCGCGGGCGTCGAGCTGCGGGGACCTCGCCGATCACTGCCGTCATGGCGTTGACGGTAGGAATCGGCCCCGACCGGTCAGCCCAGCGTGCGCACCCGTGGTCGGCCGCCGAGGTCGAGCTCGGCGACGATGTAGCGCATGTCGTCCATGCCGTGGTCGTTCTCCTTCACCGGCGCCTCCTTCGGGGGCTTGCCGGGCTGGGCGTCCCAGATGTAGCCGACGATCTCCTCAGCGGTGGAGCAGGGCTTCTTGGCGTCCTCGAGCTCGGGGTCACGTTCGACAAGCGCGTCGCGGAGGATGAACAGGCGCGGCTTGCCGTCGCCTGCGGGGCGGAGCCGGGATTGGACGGCTTGGATGCCGTCCTTGACGGTCTTCTTCGCCGGGCTGGTGCCCATGCCGAGGTGGCGCTCCAAGGTGGCGCGGTCCTCGGCGTCGTGGTCGCAGATGACCGCGCGCGGCCGGGGCTCGGTCCATTCGAGGCGGCAGGCCTTGCAGTCGTGGCAGTCGTGGTCCTTGGCCTTGGACTCGCAGCACGCTGCGCATCGGCGGACCAAGCGGAGGATGTGCTTGGCATGGTCTTCGACGAGGCGCTTGGTGCGGTAGATCTCGCGGTACAGCCAGAGGCGGCCGTCGGGGTCTTCGGCCCAGCACTGCAGGACGAACGGGTTGGTGAACCCGAAATCAACCACCCACCACCTGGACCACGACGCGGGGATGGGGAACGGGTTGACGAGGTGGACCGTGGGGTCGAAGTCCTCGTAGATGAGGCCTTCGGCTGCGACCCACAGGCCTTTGCGGAGTCGCTGGAAGCGGACGCCGGTGAGGCGTTCAAGCTTGGCGATGTAGGCGCGCCCGCGGGCGGTGAGGATGCCGTCGTTGGTGAAGAGGGTGGGGTTGTCCTCGTGGCGGCAGTGGATCATGAGGGTGTCGCCGCGGTCGCATCGCTGCTTGAGCCAGTGGGTGGGGGTGTCGGGGTTGCAGTCGGCGATCAGCTGCTGGAACGAGACTTTTCCGTTGCGGAGTCGGGTCGTGATGTTCTCCCAGTCGGTGACGGTGAGTTCGGTGGCTTCCTGGGCGTAGACGACGTCGTACTCGGAAGACATGATCTTGGTGGGTTTGTCCATCCCGCCAATGATGATCGCCGACTTGTTGTTCACGTACCGGTACTGCGGCGGCTCCTCCGCGCTGCCGCCGTAGAAGTACACGAGGCCCTTCTCCAGCGCCTCCTTGATCACGTGCTCGCGCCACGTCACCAGCGCCGTCGAGCCCAACGACTCCCTCGTCTTCCGCACGATCAGCCCGCGCATGCCCGGGTTGACGAGCGCCATCATGTGCAGCTTCTCCAGGCACGCCCTCGACTTGCCCGTACCGGCCGGGCCGCTCAGCAGCACCTCGGCCGCGCGGGTGTGGAACGCTTCGAGTGCTGCGCCGCGCGGCTGGTAGCTGCGGACGGTGTTACTCACGCTGGGCCATCTCCAGGGAATCCGTTGCAGAGTCGGGCGGTGGTGTTCTCGGGCCCGGTAACGGGCGCTACGCCGCGCGGCTGATGCTGGCGCACCGAGGCGGCGGTGGTCACTGCTCGGCCTCGCCACCCGACTCGGTCTGCGCCGGGATGCGAGCGATCGTAAGGCGGAACGTGGCGCCCGGGTGGCGGTGGAGCAGGACTCCATAGGCGTGCCACAGGTCGTGAACGGCCTGGTCGAAGGCCGGGTAGTCACCGCGGTTCGCGCGGCAGGTCGGGGTGATGTCGCGGTACTCGCTCACTGCTGCTCCTGGCGGTAGTTCTCGTTGGCGGGTGTTCCGTTGCCGGGCGGGATGCCGAGCGCCGTGCAGCAGGCGGTGCAGCGTGGCGTGCTGAGGCGGCTGAACATGCCGGGCATCGACCAGCGGCGGCGCAGGGTGCAAGCGGCGTGCAGGACGGGCCGGGTGCCGTGGTCGATGTGGTCGCGCATCTGGTCGGCCATCAGCACCGTGCCGGGGATGGCGTGGAGGCGTCGCCACTTGCCGCAGGTCAGCCACCAGTGGCCGTGGTTCTCGGCGATGGGGTGCGCGGTCACCGCTACCTCCCGACCAGCAGCGGCAGCGCCAGCAGGACCACGGCGGCCACCAGGCCAGCGAAGAAGCCGAACTTCGCGACGCCGGGCGGGATGCCGAACTCCGGGCGGCCCCAGATCAGTCGGCGCTTCATGACACGTCCCGGTAGGGCTGTGCGAGCAGGGTGAGGACGGCGCGAACCCGCTCGTCCCGGCCGCAGAGGCAGGGGTCGACGGGGCAGCCCTCGCCGTTGAAGGCGTGGCCGTGTTCCCAGTCGAGTGCCTCGTCGAGCAGGGCCCGCTTCGCTGCCACGTCTGCCAGCACGCGGCCTTCGGTGAAGCGCTGCCAGAGCGCTTCCGCCGCGGGTCCGCCAGCACCGAAGAAGTTCGGCGTCTTGCCGATCATGCGGGCAGCGCCGAGTAGGGCCTTCGCCGTCTGCTCGTCGGCCAGGAGGCCAGCGCGGACGCGGGCTGCGAGTTCGGTGATGGGCTCGTTCACTGCTGCTCCCAGGTGTAGCGGCGGCGGGTGCTGGAATCGCCCCTGATCAGAGCGACTGCGAACCATGCCCACCAGAGTCGGATGACGGTCACGTTGCTGCGGTACCAGCCCGGTCGCTTCTGGAACGGGCCGCTGACCTCGAACTCGACGATCACGAGGCGTCCTCCGTCTCGTCAGGGTCGACCCGGCGGAACACAGACAGCTCAGTGCCGCGCGGCAGCACGATGAGCGGCACCTCGCCGACCCGGTCGCGCCAGCTGGCGCCCAGTTCGGCCACCTGCTCAACGGTCATGTTCTGGGCCACGGTCAGCACGAACAGGTCGCCGGGCCGCACGTCCACCCGGCGAAGCTCGCCCGCCTCGATGCGCAATGTCTCGTCGCTCACTGGCCCTCCTCGTCGATGGCGTCGCCCCTGACGCAGCCAGAGCAGCCGCGTCGTCCGCAGGCGCAGCAGCCTGGGCAGTCTCCGAGGCACCAGCCGCCGCAGGGCGTGTGCTGGAAGTCGGCGGGTAGTGGCTCGTCGCTCACGGCCGTTCCTCCCCGTACAGGGCTGCGAGCAGCCGCCGCACGGGCACGGCCTCGTCCTCGCGGTACTGCCGGGCCACCTTCCGGACGCGCTGCAGCGTCTCCTCGGCCGCCCGCATCCGGGCCAGCTCCGGCATGAACGCCTTCCGCAGGATGCCGGCGGCGATGCGGCGCTGGTGGTCGCCAGTGGCGTCGATGCAGCGCTGTTCGGGCCAGGGGATGTCGTGGATTGCGGCTTCGATGCGGTCGCGTGCGGCCCGGTTGCTGCTCGGCAGCAGGTGCGGGTAGTCGTTCACTGCTGCTCTCCGTTGTGGTCGGGGCTGTTGTGGGCGCGGGCCACGTACCGCAGCACGGTGTTGATGGCCCCGACGTCGGACGCGGTGAGCAGGTGTCCGGCACGTCCGATGCCTTCGGTGCTGTCGAGGTGCCGCGCGGCGAGGATGACGATCTCGCTGGGGCGTTCGACGAGGATGCGGCGGGGATGGGTGTCGTTCACTGCTTCACCTTCGGGTCGATCAGGTCGGCGGCCGCCCGGACCGCGTTGCCCTGCAAGATGGTCTCGTGGTCCAGGGACCCGTGCTTGGCCAGCTCAGCCGTCTCGTACGCGGCCTGCCAGGCGCGCTGCTTCTCGGCGAGCTCGTGCACGAACGCGTCGAGTTCCTCGGCCGCGTCTCTCAAGTCCTCCGCGAGCGGGCCGCAGTTGTAGTGGCCGCCGCAGCTTGATCCGCCCGCGATCAGCTTGATCAGCTCGTCCCGCGCGCTCACCGCGCCTCCCGCCCGTCCCCGCCCGTCCCCGCCAGTGAGCCAGCGCTCGACATCGCTGCGCCGGTACCGGATGCGGCCGCCGCGACCAGGCGTGATCTTCGTGAACGGGATGCCGATCCCCAGGTACCGGTGGTTCGCCAGCGTCCCAACGCTCAGCTTCGTGAGCGCCGCCGTCTCCGCCGGGGTCAGCCACTCCTCCGAGTCAGCCACCGATACCTCCGCAGTCATCAAGTGATCCTGCAGGAAGTGTGATGACCACCCGGGACAACTACCGCCGCCGGTCGCCGCTCACCGACGCGGATTGTCTCGGCCGATGTCCAACCCGAGCACGAACGCCAAGACGACCGCCGCCAGCCACCACGCCAACGCCGTCACCGCAGCTGCTCCATGTCGACGCCAACCACCTCGTACGTCAGCCCACCCGACACCTGAGCCTTCACCGGCTGGTCCAGGCCCAGCAGCTTCCGCCGCGACTCGCTGATCCGCACCAGCCGGTCAATCGCCTGCAACACCGGGCCGTCATCCGGCAGCGGCACACCGTCAAGCTCCACCACCCTGCCGTTCGACACGGTGATGTGCCGGGCCTCCAACACCGCCAAGGCCGCGCGGTACAGCTGGTCCAGGCGGTCCAGCTCGAACGCGATGGCGTCGGCGGCCGGCTCGGCGACGATCGCAGCCATAGCACGCTGCACCGCTCGGTGGGCGTTGCCGACGTCCATGCCCAGCTGGGCTGCGATCTGCCGGTACGACAGGCCACGGGATCGGAGGCGGGCGGCTTCGGCGTCGCGCTCGGCCGTGTCGGTGGTGCGGGTGTACTTGCCGTCGCCGCCGTGCGTTGCGTCGGCCTGGCGTTGCTCGTCCATGCTGCCTCCCCTCGATCGCCGAGGCTACGGGCCGCATGGGTCAGCCCCCGGAGCGATGGTTCCGGGGGCTGCGCGTGGACCACCCATCCACAACCGTCACCGCGGTGCCGCCTCGGGGGGAGGCCAGCGGCCCGTCAGTGCCTCACGTTGGAGGGTGGCAGGCGGCCGGGACAGGTCAGCGCCGGTTGGAGCGGATGGCGGCGGTTATGGCCCAGATGATGGCGGCCAGGATGGCGAGGCCGATGACGACGAAGTGCCAGGGTTCCACGGTGTCTCCTCTGCGGGGATGGGCGGCGCCATCCTTCCGCATGTGGTGACGCTGTGGCAGGTGGTTCGGAAATGCTGTGGCGCGCTGGCGTTCAGACCTCCGGTGCCCACTCGGACCGGTAGTCGGGATGCTCACGCCACGGCAGGGCGAGCAGCCTCAGTACGCCTGTCATCTTGACGTACGCGCCGACAGCGGCGGTGTCGCCGTTGGACTCGGCCGGAAGCTCGATCATCGTGAACTGGTCGATGATGCACCGCTTGACGTAGACGTCGGCCAGCACCCTCGCGGGATCGTGGCGGGCGATGTGCAGCGCGTCCTCAGTCGACTCGAACACCGAGGCCTCGCCGCCCCATCGGCCGCCGGCGACGATGTCGGTTCCCGTTGCGTCCGAGATCTTCTCGGCGTACGTCTCGCTGTTGACGCGCCAGGGCCCCGCCGAAGCGGCCCGCGCCGTCTGCTCGTCTTCGTCGAGGCGTGCGCGGAGGAACGCCACCAGGTCGTCGGTCATGGCTTGCCGCATCCTCTCTCGGATGCCCGCCAGAGCGTCACGGTGACGGGGTAGGAGACGTCTTCGGCTGGGAGGACCGTCAGCTTGTATGTCAGTTCACGGTCTACCTCGAACCGGTCGGGCGTGACTTCGGCTCCGGTGCTGTCGTGGACTGTGACGTCAAGGTCCCAGACGTTCAGGCCGTAGTCGGGGTTGATCTTGTAGGTGTGCTGGTAGAGGTTGTTAGGTTCGATGACCCATCGATCGAAGGGCCGGTTGGGATTGGTCACCGCTGCGCCGCCATCAGTCTCAGCGGCGGACTCAAAGGCGACCGTCACCTGGACAGTTCCGTTCTGAACTACCTCGTTTACCTCAGCTCGGATTTCGTCGGCGGTCACGGTGCACGGCAGTACTTCCCAGCGGCCGGTGTCGCGGAGGGCCGGAAGGTTCTGGAGCTCGGCCATCGCGGTCTTGCCCTGGGCCTCGGTGTCGTACGGCCCGAATGCCTGGATTGGTCCGGAGCCGTCGTGGTGGGACAGCAGCACGATGTAGCGGGAGTTCATGGTGCTCAGCCTTCCTCGGGCGCGTCGTCGGCCTTGTCCGCCTGGGCCGCGAAGAAGGCGGACAGGCTGGGGCCTGCGGTGCCGACGGCGCGCAGGGCCTCGGCCGCCTGGTCCCAGCTCGGCAGTACCGATGCCCGCGCCTCTGGGAAGCGTGCGATGCCGTCGATCAGTTCCTCGTGCGTCATGGTGCTCATCCTCTCGCAGCGGTGGCCGCCCCGACAGGTGTCAGGGGCGGCCGTGTCGGTCATTCGCTCTTGTCTCCCTCTCGCGGGCGGAGGGCGCGGCTGAGGGTGGACTGGTTGATTCCGAGGACGGTGGCGGTCTTGGCCTGCGTGCCGAAGATCGCGACGAGCTTGCGGAGTTCCCGGGCGCGGTCGGCGGCGATTCGCTCCAACTGGGCCTGTGCTTCGGTGAGCTGCGCGGTGTATTGGTGCACGGCGTGAAGGCCGTTGACCATGTCGCGGTGCTGAGCCGGGGGGACCGCGGCCATGATCTCGTCGATGGCGTCCTTCTGGGTTGAGCGGGCGAGGACGGCCTCGGTCATGCGCCGGTCGGAGTCGATCGGCTCGAGCGGGCCCCAGTGGCTCTCGGCCCACTCCCAGGTGGAGGCGTCCCATTCGAATCCGGCCGGGTCGTCGAGGATCTCGAAGTCCTCGATCAGCATGGGCATCCGTCCCTGCATTCCGACGACGATGTGCGTGCCGCCGCCTCGATCGCGGTAGCGGTCGCCGACCTTGGTGTTGGCGGGGACGGCCATGGTTGCCTCCGGGGTAGTGGGCCAGCTTCGAATCCAAATATGCACCCCCCACATAGAGATGTCAATGCGGGGGGTGCATTAAGCGTGTCGGTTAGCGGTTGGCGGGGTGGCAGGTGTGGCCGGGCTGGACCCACCAGCCGCAGTGCGGGCAGGTGGCCCAGGCGGCGGTAAGGGCGGTTATCAGGCGGTGGATCATCGGTGTCTCCGGAGGCGCTTGACGGCGTGGATGGCGGTTTCGTAGAGCCAGCACAGGCCCCAGTAGCCCGCCACGAAGCCCCCGCAGATCGCCATGAGGATGAGGGCGACGACGGCTTTGTCCATGGCGGGCTCCCGGGTAGTCGGGGTGTCTAGGGCTCGGCTAGGGCTACTAGGCGGCGAGTGTTTTCGCAGCTCATAGGGCGCTAGGCCGGTTCGGCGAGGGCCTCGGCCCTCTCCTGGGGGAGGGGCAGCGGCTGGAGGTCGTCGCGGTGGATGCCGGCGCGGTTGCGGCCGTCGATGTAGAGCTGGGGGCGGACGGGGATGCCGTACGCCTCGTACTGGCGGCGGAGGGCAGGGGCGTCCCACTCGGTCATGCCTTGGGCGTGGAGTTCCTCGGCGATGTCGGCGAGGTGGACGCCCTTCCGGTCGGCCAGCTTGTAGCCGAGGAGCCTCATGAACTCTGACCGGACGTCGTCCGGGTCGAACTCCTGAGGGTGTTCGGCTCGCGGGCTGGCGTCGGTCGGCGCGGTGACCGGTCGGCTGGCCGCCCGCCAGGCGGCGATGCACCAGGCGCAGGTGCCGCCGACGAGCCACAGTGGTGCCTGGTGGGCGAGGTTGAGGACGTACGGCGAGAGCCACGCGGCGATGCCGACGCGGACTACGGCGGCGACGGGCCGGCCTTCGGGGACGAAGGCGCGGCCGACCCGTGCGGCGACGATCTGGGAGCCGTTGTAGAGCTGGTTGGCGGCGCGGGCGGTCATGCTTGGCCGCCGAGGATCACGCCGAGCTGGTTGGCGGCGGGGATGAGGACGGCGGCGGTGAGGCCGGCGGCTCCTGCGGAGAGGCCGAGGGTGCAGCCGCACCAGACGCCGGAGGCCATCTGGTTCTTGGCGCGCTTGTCGAGGATCTTGCGGAGGATGATGACGGCGATGACGAGGAGTGCGGTGACCATGCCGCCGTACTGGGTGAGGGTGGCGGCGGCGTGCCGGGTGACTCCGATGGTGGTGCCGCCG